CTATCTCTGCTCCTCGCAGGAACTCCTACGACGAGTTCTCTAAATGTCAAAGATTATGTTACAATCACATTGACTGACTCGGCGAATACCCCTATCACCGCTCCAGATGCCGGCCATCAAATTCGTCGTCTAACTGTTGACGATCCAGTTACCCCAGGTAACATTTTGGTTGTCCTCGCTTCAACTGGCTCTGCGGCCACGATTGCCCAATTGTCAGCGTCAATGCTGAACATCAATGGTTGTAGATTCGTCGCTGACGACTCGTTTAATACGGGTGGAGCGCTTGGTTCTGTCACTGGTCAATTCACTTGGGGCTTGGAAGGGTCTGCACAGATTCCAGAAATCGACATTAAGGTTGACTCTGTGGCTGTTACTGCAAAAACCAAGAAGCTCAAGGCTAAGTGGACGCCAGAATTGGCTCAAGACTTGAACGCATACCACAACTTGGATGCCGAAGTCGAATTGACCTCAATTCTGTCCGAGCACATCGCTCTTGAGATCGACCAAGAAATCTTGGAAGATTTGGTTAAAGGTTCAACTGCTGCAACGCTACACTGGTCACGACTTCCTGGTAAGTTCGTCAACAGAACAACGGGTCAGTCGCTTAATCCTGCTGGAGCAGGCGCTTTCCCAGACTTCACTGGTAATGTCAGTGAATGGTACGAAACCTTGATTGAGACCATCAATGATGTCTCGGCTCAAATTCATCGCAAAACCCTTAGAGGCGGCGCAAACTTCGTGGTGGTTTCACCTGAAGTTGCAAACCTTCTTGAGTTTACCGCTGGATTTAGAGGCGCTGTGACTCATGATGATGATCGTGGTCAAGTTGGTGCTGTTAAAGTCGGCTCTTTGAGCAAGAAGTTTGACGTTTACGTTGATCCTTATTTCCCACGGAACGTTGTTCTCGCAGGACGTAAAGGTTCTTCTTTCCTCGAAAGCGGATATGTATATGCACCGTATGTACCTCTCCAGATGACTCCGACGATCTTCGGAACAGAGGATTTCGTGCCGCGCAAAGGCGTCATGACTCGTTATGCTAAGAAGATGGTTCGACCTGATATGTATGGTCTCGTTATCATTCAAGATCTCGTCTAAAAAACCGGATTAGTTAAATAAATTGCCCCCCTTCGTTTTTCGGAGGGGGGTTTGTTTGTTTGTAAACTAATTAATAGCGGAGGGACTATATATGGCCGCATTGCCAACATTATCACCAGCCAGTCAAATGAGTAAATCTATTTTGCCCGCGACAGGCACAGCCGGAGACGTAGCAGCCACGCTGCCTCTTGGCATTTATTCAGCTTCAGCACCTTTTCTATCTGGCGCTGCAGATCAAGTGGCTTATACCTATAGCAAAATAGGCGGAAATATTCTAGATATTGAATTGAAAGCCAGCAACGTTTACGCGAATTACGAAGAATCCGTTTTAGAATACAGTTATCTCGTCAACCTTCATCAATCAAAAAACATGCTTTCGGATGTTCTTGGCCAAGCAACCGGCACTTTTGATCAAGATGGAAACATTGTTACCGGTCCAGAAAATGTAAATTTAAAGTATCCTCGCGTTATGTTCGAATATGCACGCAGGGTCGCCGACGCATTCTCCTTTGAAGCCAGCGTCGGAGGAACAATCCCCATTTATTCAGCGTCTTTTGCGCTCACGCAGGGACGGCAAGATTACGATTTGCAAGCCATTATTTCAGGATCCTCTGCTACTGGAATTGATCCTGCCACCGGTGGCACGGTTGCTTTTGACGGCGTCGTTCAAGACAAGAGAGTCATAGTCAAAAAAGTCTTCTTTAAGACCCCCAATGCCATGTGGAGATTCTTTGGATACTTCGGCGGACTCAACGTTGTCGGAAATATGAATAATTATGGACAATACACAGACGATTCGAGTTTTGAGCTTATTCCTGCTTGGCAAAATAAGTTACAGGCCAAAGCCTTTGAGGATCATTTATATACAAGACTTTCTCACTATTCCTTCGAACTTAAGAATAACAAGTTAAGAATATTCCCCGCACCAGATCTGGTAAGCACTTATCGTTTTATGTGGGTTGAATTCTCGGTGATTCCAAATAGTTGGGATAACCCTCCGGATTACGATGCCGGCGTGAACGGAATAAACAATATGAATACACTTCCTTTTGATAATATACCGTACGAAAGCATAAACGCGATCGGAAAACAGTGGATCCGCAGGTTCGCGCTCGCCTTATCAAAAGAAACTCTTGGCCAAATAAGGGGCAAGTTTCAAACAATCCCAATTCCAGGAGAAAGTGTTAATTTGAATGCTGACACCCTCCTGTCTCAAGCGGCAACCGAGCAGCAAGCGCTTAGAGATGAACTCAAGGAAATCCTCGATCAGGTTACTTACTCTGAAATGGCAAAGCTTGACGCCGAGAAGTCGGAGAACGTTCTTACGATTCAGAAACGCATACCAAATTTAATTTTTCAAGGATAACAACGTGAATGGCAAATGACAACGAATGGGAACAACCGGCAGCACCACCGCCACCTCTATTTTTAGGGGAGCCGGAGCGTAATCTTGTCAAGCAGGTCAATGATGAGCTAATGGAGCGAGTTATAGGCCAACAGATCGCATATTACCCCATAGACATCGCCGCAACCAACTATCACCCCCTTTACGGTGAGGCTATAGAGAAGACCTTCCTGCCCCCTGTAAGAGTCTATGTTCTCGTTGATTGGGAAGGTTCCTCCACGGTTTACAGCGACAACATCGGATTGGACAAGGATTGGAAAATTGTTTTGCACTTCCACAGAAGAAGACTGACAGAAGATCAAGACATGTTTGTCCGAGAAGGCGACTTTGTCCAATACGGTGAGAGTCTGTACGAAATAACAAAGCTAATTGAGCCAAGAATGCTATTTGGCCAAATTGATTATTCATTTGAAATAACAGCAGAATGTTCATTGGCAAGGGAGACGCTGTTCGATGCCCAGTGAAGAAGACAAATATAAAGGCTATCGCCCATATTTCAAAGAGAAGATGGAGGGCAATGAAAAAATAAAAGAGATGGTCTTGATGCCCTCGACGATCGAAACGATTGATACAGCCTTCTTTCGTTGGCTCAACGAAGAGCTTGACATCTTCGCATCTTCAAATCAAGGATGGAACAAGGTGCCCGTCATCTGGGTTGCCTCTGAACGAGCTTATCAGATTAAAAACAACAAAGATTTAAGAGACGACAAGGGAAGGCTGAAACTTCCCATAATGACCGTCAATAGAACGTCATTGATAAAAGACCCTGCCATGAAGGGGGTTGCCTGGGCCCACATTCCAGTTCAAAACGACGCTCGGGGCGGCGCGATTGTTATGGCAAGAAGGATCAATCAGGACAAAACTTCAAATTTTGCGAACAAAGATGCAAATAAAAAAACCAGAGGGCAAAAGAACTTTCCAACGACCAATAAGAAGATCGTTTATAACACAATAACCTCTCCGGTTCCAACTTACGTCGTCGCAAACTATGACGTCATCATTCAATCTGAATATCAGCAACAGCTAAACGAGATATTCACCCCGTTCATGGTGAGAACTGGACAAATTAACAACTTTTTTATAAAAGACAGCGGACACAAGTTTGAGGGTTTCATTCAGAACGAATTTTCTCTCGATAACAACGTTTCAAACCTCGGAGATGAAGAGAGAATATACAGGACAACAATCAATATTAAGATCCTCGGATATCTTCTAGGCGCCGCAAAAAACGAAGAAAGACCAAAAATTACAGTTCGAGAAAACGCAGTCGAAGTCAGAACCCCTCGCGAGCATGTCATTATGGGCGACCTAAAAGAATTTGGAAAGCCTCCTGAAAAGAAATAGGACCATAATTTATGAGGTTTTGAGGCTTTGATGAACTATTTATAGATGTAAAAGTAAAACTAAATTGCTTGATAGGAGAATCTTTACATGTCAGTTAAGAAGTTCAAATTTGTCTCTCCGGGTATTTTCCTGAGTGAAGTAGACAATTCTCAACTCCCGGCATCTCGCCAGGCGGTTGGCCCAGTTATTATCGGAAGAACCAGAACAGGGCCATCAATGCGCCCAGTTAGCATCGAATCCCCCTCAGAATTCGTTCAAGTCTTTGGAAACCCAGTCCCCCCAGGAGGAGCTTCTGGTGATACGTGGAGGCGCGGTAACTTAACCGGCCCAACATACGCAGCATACGCCGCTATGGCTTATCTAAAAGCTGGCGTTGGACCAATTACTATGGTCCGTCTCCTTGGCGAACAGAACGAAGACCAGTCAGGCGGAGAATTTCAAGCGGGCTGGAAATGTCAAGAAGAGCGCTCGGTGACCCAAGGCGGAGGAGCTTATGGAATTTTTGTTTTCGCAAGTGGAGCAGTCGCTTCTGCAACCGGAACCCTTGGCGCAATCGTTTACATCAATTCGGGTTCCATTGCCCTCGAGGGAACTGCTCTTTCAACCAGTACCGGCGGAGCAACTGGTTTTATTGGCAACAGCGCCGTAATGGAGTCGGAAGGTTCCAACACACAATTTAAATTAAATATTTATAACACGGCCGCCCAAACTACACCGAACTATACAACCTCATTCAACTTCAATAGGGACGACGATAAGTTTATCAGAAATGTTCTGAACACAAATCCTCAGTTAACAAACGGAGCCTTTGTCACCACAGCCTCTCTAAAACAATCAGAAAATACATATTGGCTTGGGGAGAGTTTTGAGTCCGATGTCGAAGAAACCCTTGGAGACCTCAACAGCGAATCAAGGGCTATTTTGTTGCCCATCGCGACTGGCTCCGACGATAAAGACGATTATAAAATGAATTTTTCGTACGCTTCGACTGGATATTTCTTCTCGCAAGATATGACAAACAGCACGGGAAGCTACAAAGCCACAGACATGATAAAGTTGTTTCGCGTCGTCGCACTCGACGGCGGCCGCTGGGTTCAAGATAAATTTAAAATTTCAATCAACGCAATTAAAGCTTCTACCAACACATCGGATCCTTACGGTTCATTCAACCTTTTGGTTCGCGCCGCATCGGATAGAGATAACGTTGTTCAAGTTGTTGAGCAGTTTACAAATCTCAACTTAAATCCCAATTCTGCAAACTATATCGGAAGAGTCATTGGTGACACGTATTACAGCTTTGATTATACTCAGCGAGTTCTGAGACAATATGGGCAGTATGTCAATAAATCAAAATATATTCGAGTTGATGTTAACCCAGTTATCGATAACGGCATGACTCCCGATGCTAAATTCCTTCCTTTTGGATGCACCGGCCCGCTAAGATTTAAATCAGTAACCGCAGTTTCCGGCTCCCCGCTCGGCGCCGGCATGGTTCTTGGCAGCGGATCCACTCCGGGAAATACTGCACCCACGGGCGAGGTAGCCCCTGGTAATGGGATTTGGATGGGGGACAGCACCGTCCTTCTGACATCGCTGCAGCTTGACTTTCCAAAGCAATTGTTGCGAGTTTCTGCCTCTGACGGTGGCCTTGCAGATCCGACGGACGCTTATTTTGGTCCTATGTCAACCACCACGGCACGTTCTTCTAGAATTGACCAGGGTTGGGGAGACTATTTGTGGCGAATGCCAGCTAGCGTGACTCCGAACGAAGACACCATCGCCGGAATCAGTGGCGATCCTCTCGTAGAATATAGCTGGGCAGTGTCCCTTGATGATGTTGTTCAGTCTGGATCAACCGGCATAGCTTACTGGCAGTCTGGCTCAAGGGCATTAGGACTCTCAAAGACAGCCTCTGGCTCTGCGAATTGGACAGCGATTCTCGGACTTGGCTATGACAGAATCACCGCGCCGATGTACGGAGGATTTGACGGCCTTGACATCACAGAAGCGGAGCCATTTAGAAATGGTTACCTTAGTTTGGGTTCACCACAAAACTTGGATACATCAAACTACGCTTTTAACTCAATCAAACGGGCAATTGACACAGTCAAAGATCCAGAATTCGTTGAGGCAAACATCATGACAGTTCCCGGTGTCACAAACTCGAGTTTGACCCAACATTTGATTGATACGTGCGAAGACAGAGCGGACGCTTTGGCGATTATTGATTTGCCAAGTGTCTATACACCTTTCACCGACTCAACCGAAAACTTTGAGGAAAGAAACAGCGCAACTATTAGTCAATGCGTCAGCACACTTAGAGATAGAGGAATCAATTCCTCTTACGCATGCACTTATTACCCATGGGTTCAGATTCAGGATACAATTTCAAACAGTCTTCTGTGGGTTCCGCCCTCGGTTGTCACCTTGGGCACTATGGCTTCATCGGAAGCAAAGTCCGAAGTTTGGTTCGCTCCTGCTGGATTTAACAGAGGCGGTCTGACAGAAGGTGCCGCAGGATGGCCAGTTCTCAATGTTACAAGAAGGCTGACTTCCAAAAACAGAGATGACTTATATGAGGCAAGCATTAATCCGATCGCTTCGTTCCCATCAGAGGGAATCGTGGTCTTCGGGCAAAAGACATTGCAGGTTACGAGATCCGCAATGGACAGAATCAATGTTCGCCGCTTGCTGATTTACATCAAAAAGCAGGTTTCAAGAATTTCATCAGGAATTCTATTTGATCAAAATGTTCAAGTAACCTGGAATCGGTTCTTGGGAGAGGTTCAACCCTTCCTCGCAAGCGTCCAGTCCAGACTTGGATTGAGCGAATGGAAAGTCATCCTTGACGATACGACAACAACTCCAGATTTGATTGATCAGAACATCATGTATGCCAAGATCTTTTTGAAGCCCGCAAGAGCAATCGAATTCATCGCAGTTGATTTTGTAATCACAAGAACAGGAGCATCTTTTGATGATTAAAGTGATGATTAAAAAGACGAATAAAAGATTGAAAGACTATTTACTAGTACAGAGAACACAAGGGAGAAATAATTAAATGGCGTTTTGGACCGATGCACAATTTGAAGATCCGAAAAGATCATATAGATTCTTGGTTGATATAGCCAGAATGCCTAATGGAGCTACTTGGTACGCCAAAAGCTGCAAGAAACCAGAGATCTCAATCTCTACGATTGAACACAACTTCTTGAACCATAGATTTTATTATCCCGGCCGAGCAGAGTGGTCTGAAGTTACCATTACTTTGGTTGATCCTGTGAGCCCTGATGCAGCAATCAATACTGCTGCGCTTATCCGAGCCAGTGGATATAATCCTCCCAAAAATGTCACCGATGCAGCCACCATTTCTAAGCAGGCAGCAGTGGCAGCAATGGGATCAGTTAGAATCTCTCAGATCAATTCCGAGGGTCAGGCAATTGAAACATGGACTCTGTGGAACCCGTTCATTACCAACGTTACTTACGGAGATCTTGATTATTCTTCTGATGATATGACCGAGATCACTTTGACACTTCGTTATGATTGGGCCATTATTGAAACTCAGGAGTCTTCCGAGACCGGCGCTAAACGACCTGACGGAAAGCCCGTGGACAGCAGCACTTTCTTTAATCCTGGGGAAAACAATTAAGCTAAAAATAAAATGCGAGGTGATATTTGGCTAGAAACAACTCTCGGCGCACAGGTGCCGAAGATGAGAAGCCGGGCGCGAAGAAAATTAGTTCTCCGTCCCCAAATATGGCTCCTCTTGATTTCTCGACACCAACGGAGTTCGTTGAACTTCCAACAGAAGGTCGGTATTATCCAGAGGGACACCCGCTGCACAATGAAAGTGTAGTGGAAATTCGTCACATGACGGCAAAAGACGAGGATATTCTAACTTCGAGGGCCCTTCTCAAAAAGGGGATTGCTCTTGACAGGTTCTTGAGAAATATTCTTGTCGACAAGAGTATTGATATGGATTCCCTTTATGTTGGGGATAAAAACGCAATTCTTGTCGGAGCAAGAGTTACTGGCTATGGATCAAGCTATGATACGCAGGTTACATGCCCAGTTTGCGCAACGACAAATAAGTTTTCTTTCAATCTTGACGAGAATAACCTTTATTCCGGCGAAGAGTTTGAAGACTTTGATATCACTCCGAAAACAGATGAAACATATATTATTAAGACTCCTGTTACAAAAGTTGACGTAGAAGTCCGATTGTTTACAGGAAGAGACGAAAAATACTTGGGGAAGATCGCCGAGACAAAGAAGAAGAACAAACTTCCGGAATCCCCTTTAACCGACCAATTGCATCTAATGATCGTTTCAATCAATGAAAGAACAGACAATGTGACAATTACATCTTTCATTGACAACGTATCAGCCAAAGATGCTCGATATCTTAGACAAGCATATGAAAGAATCGTGCCTAATATTGATCTAGCTCAAAAATTTACATGTGATACATGTGATTACGAAACGGATCAAATGGAGGTGCCGTTTACGACGGACTTCTTTTGGCCTAAGCAATGAATACATTGAAAGCGTTTACGAAGAGTTTTTTGTCCTAAAATACTATGGTGGCTGGTCCTTTACAGAGGCCTATAACCTGCCAATAAGTATTCGAAGGTGGTTCTTGGAAAAGTTGATTGAACAAATGAACAAAGAAAAAGAGGCCTCCGAAAAGTCATCTAAGAAGTCACGCTTTTCAAGTAAAAAATGAAGAAGCCGGGATTACCGGCTTCTTTTTATTTGGGCTACTATTTATTGTAGTGCATGCTATGAGAGGGTTTATATATGGAATCTTTAAATGAAGGTGAGATCGTAAAGGTTATCATCGATCTTGAAGAGCTAAAAAAGAATGATCAATTAAACGAAAGCTTTTTGAGAATGATGGGATTTTGGGTTGAGAATATTGTCAAACATATGTTCGGAATGCCCTTTGTCACAGGAGGAATCAGGGGAAAGCCAGAGGATATTAAGGCTTTTGCGAGAGCCGTTGGAAATGAGAAGAAATATATTGAAGCCGCAAAGCAGCACGGTTTAAACGATCCAGCAACATATAGACAGAAATCAAGGCTCAATCGAGCGGTCTCTGCATTCGAAAAAAAGACGGGCATAAAATGGCCGTTCAAATAGGAAAACTTTAAGAAATGGCCGAAACAGAAGAAGAAGCAAAAAATCGCCGGGCCGGAGAGATAGCTGCCGAGCGCGAAGAACGCAAACGACAACGATTAGCCGATCTTGAGGAAGAAAAGAAACTCCTCGAAGAACTCCTTCTCATCGAGAGGGATGCTGTTAAACAGGGTGAGTTAACCCTCGCTATCGATCTTAAGCTGGCCCAGGCAGAACAAATCCTCAGAGGCGGTCAAGAGAAAAAGATCGCCAACTTAAAGAAACTACAAGAACTCGACAAGGAGCAGACAGCTAGTACGCAAGCTCTCACCGATGCTCTTGGCGGTCTTGTTGGAATGAACAAAAGTTATGAGACGTCGATGCTCGGTTCGATATCGGCCACATTGACAAGCGGCAAAGCTTTTAAGAAATGGGCCGGGTCGATGATGAAGACATTCTCTATCCAAAATATGGCCTACAGTGTACTTTTAAAATTTACTCAAGCAACCACCCAACTGATGTGGGAACAGGATGCCGCACTCGTCTCTTTCAACAGGCAGACCGGAGCGGCCAGGCTATACGGAGATGAACTAGCAGCCCTCGAAGAAAATTTATACACACACGGTGTCAATATGACAGACGCGGCCGAAGCTGGCGGTGCCTTGGTTCGAACGGTTCACGGATTAAAAACCATGTCATCATTAGCCCGCAAGGATTTGATGGAAACAACTGCAATATTACAAGAATTGGGAGTTTCTGCTGATACAACAGGAGCGAATGTTCATTTTATGACCCGCGCCCTGGGCATGAGCGTTAAAGAATCTGCTAAATACCAAATAGAGCTATTCGCCCTCGCACAACAAATAGGCATGCCACCGGCAGAAATGGCCGAGGGCTTCAAATCCGCCCAACCTAAGCTAGCAGCATTTGGAAAAGACGCCGGAAGAGTTTTCAAGAAATTGGCAACAGCCGCTCGCGCTTCTGGCATGGAAGTCCAGCAAATGCTCGGAATCGTTGAACAGTTCGATACATTCGAAGGCGCAGCAACATCAGTCGGAAAACTAAACGCTCTTCTCGGAGGACCATTCTTGAATTCTATGGAAATGGTCATGCAGACAGATCCGACAGAAAGAATGAGAATGCTTAGCGGAGCATTAAACAAGGCCGGGAAAAGTTTTGATCAACTAACATATTACGAAAAGAAATCAATCGCAGCAGCAGCAGGATTATCTGATGTCAATGAACTTGCTCTCGTTATGGCCGGAAATTTTACTGGAGTCGCCGGCGGAGCCCAGAAAAGCCAAGCAGAGATTCAAAGATTGGCCGAGCAAACAAAAGAGTTCAATGAGATTGGTGAAGAATTACTTCAAATTATGAGAATGTTCGCAGTCCAAATGAGACCAGTGATCAAGAAATTTAAAGATTTTCTCGAAAGTATCCAGGAACAGAAAAAAGCATTTGAAGAAATTCGACCATCAATTGTAAAGCTCGCTGCTACGATCCTAGTTCTTTCCGCCGCCTGGACCGCAATGGGAATCTCGGCAGCGTTCGGCTGGGGGGCAGTCCTCCTCCCTCTGGGGGCAGTCCTCATCGCGATTGGAATCACAATGGCGCTTTATGAACAACTCGGGTTTCTTGAGGCTGCCTTTTGGGGTCTCTCAATAGCCACCGGCGCCGTCGCAGTTGCGATGTATGGCTTAACGTGGCCCTTACTTGGAATCGTCGTCGCCGTAGGCGCCGCCCTCGCAGCACTCACGGCGCTGATGAATATGATGTTTTTTACTGACGTTGGCGAGTCAAATTTTATTCAAGGCATCAGAAAGTTTGGGAAAGCAAATCACAAGTTGGGAGAAGAAATGCACGGAGTAAAAAGCGCCTCCGATGAATTAAACAAATCACTCAAAAATACGAGTGATATCAGTATCTCCACACTAAGGAGTGAGAAGGCTCTCGCTAAGGCCCAGCGCCCAAGGTCTGCCCGAGCAAGAGTTCGCGCCGAAGCTGGAGTGGGAACAACGGCCCTCGCAGCCGCGAACACTGCTTCTTCTCGACCAGCAGCTTCTTCTACCCTGACAACAGCCCCAGCGGCTGCGCAAGAAGTAGTCGTCAAATTGGAGTGGGGCGACCATGCCGATAGATATCTAAAGGGGACAATTAAGGACACAGCTAATAAAGCCCTCAGCGCAGTTACGGATGGGAACTAAATAATGGCAAAAAACACAGGCAAAGACAAGGCGACGAGAAAGGTCCAAAGACTCGAAGCAAGAGAGGCACGAAGAAATCCACAAGTGATAGATCCGCAATTTCACTCCGGTCGTAATCTAGGCGACGATCAGGGGTCATTCTGGTCTGACCCGACGGACAAATATGCGAATGCTCTTGATAATTATATATGGCTTACATCAACTATAAGCGGAGTATCCGTCAAATTCAAAGCGATGCTCACTCAATATGAAGACCAATTTAGCAGTGAATGGAACAGCGAACAGGTCTACGGAAGAAACGATCCAATCCAAACTTTCAAAAATACAACGCGGAAAATAAGCATCGGCTGGGACGCGCCTGCTGGTTCTTTTAAAGAAGCGGCCACCAACATGTTTAATGCCGCAGAATTAACAAGAATGTTATACCCATCATATGAACAACGCCGAAGCTCCGACTCCGCCCTGGGATCTGTTTCTACAATAAATAAGTCGCCGATGATCAAAGTCAGATTTCGAAACCTGATTCGAGGATTGAACGGCACAGAGTTGCTTGTCACACTTGACGGAATAACTTTCGCGCCAGATCTAGAAGCCGGCTGGTTTGAATCAAACGAGGACTCACTAGCTACTTCTGGCAGAGAGGTTGGTTTCATGAAAGGGGATAACTTGGTGCCTAAACTACTGAAATTTTCCTGTACCATGACGGTCTTACATCAAACAACTATCGGACACAATGGCAACAACAGATGGCCGTATGAGCTTTCGAGGTTTCCAAATTTACCTTTTTCTCGCTTTATCTCGCGGCTCGGAGCGGCCAACGAAGCCCGACGTGGCGAAGATTTTGAAGCAGAAGAAGAAGCTCAGTTCGATGCCGCCCTTGATAAAGCGATTCAGGACGCGGCCGATGCGGACATGATCACTTCGGACAGGCAAATCGACCGCGCCCGGAAAAAGGCGGATAGACAGCAACTCCGCGCAAGAAAGCTATCAGCGAATATCGCAGAAGCCCGCCAGGCCGCAGGAATGGAGTTGACTAGTGAAGACTATCGTGCCATCGGCGATAAACTTTATCGCTTCCAGCGATAGTCGGCGCTGAATTTTTAAAAAGGAAAAACATTAAATGTCAAGATACTCAGGAAGAAGAAAATTACTTAATAACCCAACCGACGAAGGCGCCGAATCAATTTATCAAGAATTCCTGGATAACAGGAACATTAAACAAGTTGTTCAATACGCATCGCCCAGCTTCCCTCAGCTTACAGTCGCGAGAAGAAGATCAATTCAGTATGATAATTATGTTTGGAAACTGGGTGATAGATTTTATAAATTGGCATATGAATATTATGGGAATCCTGAACTGTGGTGGCTTATTGCTTGGTACAATCAAACTCCAACGGAGAGCCATGTCAACATCGGCGATACAATCATGGTCCCAGTTGATTCCGAGAGGGCATTGACTTATTTTAGTCAATAAGGGGCTGCATTAAACTATGGGAAAGTATTACGAAGAAAATCAAAAAGACATTATCGGCGCCGATGACGCACTCAGGGCAGCGCTTGAAGGCGATTGGAAAACCCTCGCTGATAACTCACAAAACCCAATTGAGCCATGGCTGGGGATTACGAAAGCGCCAGGCGGCTTCGCTCTTAAAGATTACGACGCCTTCTTTGCGAAAACGATAAACCAAGCAAAGCCTGCGCCCCCCACCAAAGACGACGCCGAGAAGCTCAAACCCGGCGCTTACGATAAGTGGGTTACGACACATGACGACCTCGTTATAACATCCAACGAAGGCGGCGGAAGCGGTTATGAGGGATATGTAAAAGAGTTAAACAGATTCGTTGCAGAACTGCTCGGCATACCCCAAGATATTTATATTTTGCCAGCCAGTAACGTTGGCCAGTCAGAAGCAGCAAAAACCTTGGGCCAGGTAGATTGGAATAATACCGCCAGGACAACAGGCAACTATGATGACTGGCATGCCTCTCCTCTTATTACAGACATGCAAGATGTGCTTTTGTACCTATACAACAAAAAAGATAGCGCGCGCAAAGATCTCCGAGCCGAGACTCAGAAGTTAATAGAAGATGCCGAAGAAGCGGTTGGAGACAACCCGGACCTAGCCCCCATTTTGAAGTTCGCAAAGATAGAACAAGCAGCCGGCCGCCTCTCGGACGAGGCCCACACAGTGCTCGAGGCTTTTAAAGACCCGGATACCAGAGCCACAATGTTGCTAGAGACTGCTCAATGTGTACTAAGGCTAAATATCGGCGACTATGTAAGGGCCCACCAAATAACCAGCGCCAATGTGGCCACGACACCGATTGCAAAATTACCCCGCTATCACAAATCGATCTACCTGTCTTACGGAAATGGGACAACCTTAATCAATCGCCTCGCCTATTGTGAGAATTCAGAACATTTTATTGGAATAAAGACCCACGAAATTTCTCAACTGGTTCCGATGATCCGTTTATACAAGAGTTATTACGAAGAAGGCAAACTGGCCGACGAAGTGGAAATAAACTTTGGCAATGCCCTTTTGGGACCCAGATCCGGAGTCGGAATAAAAAGTTTTGATTGGAAGTTGAATGCTACAAATCCAGCTACAGTTAGAAATGATATCGAAGTAACTCTCGTTTTGTTCTTTGAAAGTTTTAACGAACTTTTAAGACCCCTCGCAGGAGAAGGCACCATAACAGGAGAGCCCCGTAATTTTCAATACCAGGACTTATTGTTAAGGCCTTCGGTTGAGCCCAAAGACGATGCTCAGCCGTCCGCTCCGCCCGAGTCTATGCCGAATTGCACAGAGAACAACAACATAGTTTATGATCCAAAATTTTATGAAATAAAAGCGTTGGTAGGTTGGGCCACCCCTCCAAATTTAGATGCCGGGAATGAAGATCGGAGCAAAAATCTCTTAAAGTCTATTAAGTCTCAAAAATTACCCATGTTTCTCACCTTGATCGATCATGAATTTTCATTCACGCAAGAGGGAACATTTGAATTGTCGATAACTTATCGTGCCCGCCTCGAAGCGATAGAGAATGATCCTAGAATGGATATTTTATCAACCGCCAAATCAAAAGAAGAAATTAATGAGAGGTTGATAAAGATTCACGATTTAAAAAAGACCTGCGGCACTGACACCTTGATAGGTAGACAGACGAAAGCCATTGAATCCATCGATGAAGCTCAGAGGGACATTTTAACTGAGAGCCTCATTGATGACTTACAATGTGTTATATATTTCACGAAACTTCTCAGAAAAGATTTTTTCAGCGGCCCAGTTTTTGAAGCTTTTTCGACATCAGCGGCTGGAAATATCACCGGTCTTAAAGTTTTTAAACAAGACGTCATCGATAGCATCAACGCGAGGCAAGAAACCTATCGCGCCGAAATCAAAGAAGATCTAAAAAAGAGGTTTGTAACGCCGACAGCATTAGATAATGAGTCACCAGCCTACAAAACGGAACAGAAGGAGAAAAAGAAAACAGAATTGGAAAGCGGCGGATTTCTTTCTGTTGATCAACCTCCGCCCCGGCAGAAACGTTCTAATCTTGCACGCGAGCCCGAAGAGGAAATTCTAATCCCATGGTTTTATTTTGGAGATCTAGCCAACGCTGTCATCAGGCGCTGCTTCGATGTTAATATTTCTACGGATCTCATCTCCCCAGGCGCCATTTCCTCTGTTGAATTGGAAAACTTTATTTTTCTCTTCTCCTCTTTCCCAATTAAAGAAGTCAACGACAAAGGCGATACTGAGACAATTCAAGCAAACCTGGCAGATGTTCCAATTTCGCTGGAATTATTTAATCAATGGTACCTTGAAAACGTAATTAACCCCAATAAAAGGAATTATCCTGTTTTGGAGTTTTTGAGAGATTTTATTAGTGACGCTGTTATAGGCACCTTGAATAAAGATTGTTATGATAGTCCAGCATTCCGACAGTTGTGGTTCAATGCCGAGGATTTTAACACGAAGCTTAGCAACGCGCAGGCCGCCAGTACGGGCCCGTTGCTCGAGCAAGATTCTTACTCGCCGATAAAGAAAGCTAGGACCCCCGGTGATGCGACCTTATATGAAATATCCCGACTTATTCTGAAAACAACGGCAATAAGCTTGCCAAGCGAGAAGCTCGACGGAAATCCTGCTGCTCAAGGAAAAAATAGTTTGGGAGGGAATCCACTTGAAAAGGTGAAAGAGTGGTCAGAAACAGGATATGCGAGCGCTATTATAAATCCAGATAAGTACGACGCCGGCGAACTTAATTTATCTAAAAGAGCGAGCAGTGAGTCGCAGACTCTAAAAAATTCTTATCATTTAAATGTTTTTTATCTCTTGAACTCGGATAGTTATATCGGGCTTGGCCCGCCCGCCCCAGGCGCGCTGATTCGAGAAGAAAGAGATTTTAAAAACGGCATCTATCACCTCTACCTGGGGGCCGATAGAGGTCTTGTAAAATCTGTTAGTTTTTCAAAAGTTTCAGCACAATATTTGCGAGAGGCTAGGATCCAGCAAGAATCTTTGAATCCGTTGGCTCAGTTGGCAGCAACTTACAATGTTAATTTAAAATTAATTGGAAATACAATTTTTTGGCCTGGGCAATACATTTTTGTTAATCCAATAGGTTTCGGCAACGGCCTTGGGCTGCCGGACGACCGATCGAGCAACAAAGGGTTTGGCTCGATTTCAAATCAGCTTGGCTTGGGAGGTTATCATTTGATAACAGAAGTTAATAATTTTATAGAAAGTGGCAAATTTGAAACCGAAGTCAAGGCTCTTTTCGAATTCTCCGGCGATGGCTGCCCAAGTTTACCAGGGGCAACTCCAACTTCAAACTGCAATAACAGCAGTATTGCCTCCTCTGCGGGAACCGCCACAAAAGATATTGCGCAACCACCGAGATCGCCGGATACAGCAGGGCAACCGTCTGTTTCTTCGACGCCCACCCCTAGGGGCAACCCCCGCTGTTGGGTCGCGAGAGTCGTGATTCCGGATCGCTGGGAAGAGGCGCGAGTCTACCTCGACCACCTGGCTCCGCATTGGTATCGAAGATTATACTTGGCTTACGGAGAGCGGTTCGCAGCCCACATCGAGGGTAAACCGAGGATTATTAGGTTCCTTCGACCTCTCTTTCTGTGGTTTGCTGACTTGGGACGTGCTTATAATATAACCGCCACCAGATCCATTGGTGACCATACATAAATAAAGGAGAATAAATGGCTTTCGACATTAAAAAAGAAATTGCAAATTTAAACAAAAGATTGGCCCTGAATGCGACAAACAACCTCGGGAGCACCAAAATCTTTTATAAGAGATCTTTGTTTAAACAAATCGCATATACGCCAGCACCCGCAAGCGGATTAAGAGAAGAGTTGCTGCCAATCAGAGATTTTCGAATATTTGAAAATTCTTTATATGGCAGAGTTGACACTGATTTCAATGCAGTTATTCCGAACAAGAGTCTTCTGACCTCGGTTGACGATGAAAACAAATTCTCTTTTAGCTTTATCGAGTCAGCTTTTCAAAAAATGAAAAACCACATACAAAGAGATATAGCAAGCGGAAAACTTTCGAGCGATATTCCATTTATTTCGGAGATGAAAGTTTATAATGCTTACGAGGACATAAATGTAGAATATAACAGATGGATAAAAGATGTCGTCAAAGGATCTTTTCCAGCATATGTTAAAAAATTCAATAAAAAAGAAAAGATTATAGATTTTGAAAGCTTCATGGTTGTTTTCAAAGAACATTTGATGATGATAGCTGATCAACTTGACGCTGTAACCTTTTCTTCTTTTTGTTTGATCAGTAATTCAAATATTCGCAATAGCGCCCTCTGCATCGAAATAGCAAATTTAGACTTTTCAAAGGATTCTGATAAAATAGATTTTGCAAGTGATCCTTGTTTTTCATATTATGTTGGAGTAGCGGAAAAGTACGGGTTCTTTGTGGACTACAACGCACCATGGCGCCTCGTTGTTAATCTTGCTTCGCCGGTTATAACTGGAAGAGAAAGCTGGCTCGGCTTATACAGCTTCTTCAATGATTATTACAGCGAAGCATCAAACAACGATTTGGAAATATTAAAAAATGTAGCGTTCACGACATATAGAGATTACGCTCGCAGGTTCCCTTCCTTTAAAACTCAAAAGGTCAATCCAGTTAGCGGTTGCACCGTGCAGACCCGAGTGACCCGCGAGAAATTTAAAAAAGACCAGTTTGATCAAGATTACCCAGAAACTTATTGGGTTGATCTCTACGTTGATTTAAAAAATGTGGAAAAGAATTTGAACTATGATCGCCATGAATTGGCGAAAATCAAAAAAAATGCACAAGATTATCAGAAATATGTTGACATTCATCGCGCAATGAGGTATATTAGTAGTGTATTCCAAGATATACCTTCACTCGAGGGCTCATATTATTGGAACCTGAACAAGAACTTTTATAAAGATCAAAGTCCTCTGCCATTTGAAGACCTTGATAAATATATTCAAGAAATAGTTAAATCTTACAGAAAAGAATTGGGGTAAAATTGCTTTTTCAAACACTGGACGACAAAAAAGAGTGCGTCGGAGTTTATCTAAACGATGAGCTATCATTCAACCAAGACCTCTCAGAAGACCTGACTCATACCTGGTCTTACTCAGGATTCCTCAGAAACAGAGACATCGAATATGCCAAGCTGTATTGTGGAGGAGCAACCTTGGATATGGCGTGTCCAGAGGCCTTAATGGAGCGCTGGGAGCGTTCAAGCGATAAGTTAAGGGCATTAATCAAATCGTTTGCTACGGCTTGCGTACCGCTTGATGAGAACTGTTTTTTTGATTTGGTTCCTGAAAAGTTCCTGATTGAGTTCTGCCAAGTCAAGAACCAGATATGCGAGCATGTTTTTGAAAATTGCGAGAAGCCCAAGAACTACGATTATCTTGTCTCGCTGTCTGAAATCATCGAGGACATGAAATATCGGAAGCTGAACATAAATCAAAAGAACCTCTCCATGTTCAAGCCCGATCATAGAAAATTTGTTAAGACTTTAAAACAGATTACACACTCATGCAAGTTTAACATCTATGGCACCAAGACAGGAAGATTGACAACAGAGCCCAAGAGCTTCCCGATCTTAACCTTGAAGAAAGAGCTTCGCTGTGTCATAGAGCCACATAACGATTATTTTGTGGAGCTTGATTACAATGCGGCGGAGTTAAGGACGCTCATTGCGCTACAGGGAAAGCCCCAACCGGAGGGGGATCTCCACGACTGGAATATCCAGAATGTTTTCCGAGGACTGGGAACGAGAGACGAGGCCAAGAAGAGAATTTTTGCTTGGCTGTACAATCCTGAAAGCGACGACTACCTCGCCAGCCGTGCTTACGATAGAGATTCTGTGGTACAAAAGTACTTCACTGAGGGCCAAGTGATAACCTTTTGGGACAAGGTGATTCCCTCTGAGAAAAGGACAGCCCTAAATTATATCATTCAATCAACATGCGCTGAAAGTGTTTTGCGGCAAATGATAAAAGTATCCGATCATCTAAAAGGATGCAAATCATATGTTGCTTTCCCGATCCATGATTCTATTGTGCTGGACCTCTCAGAAGAAGAAAGGGAAAAGCTGCCAGAAATCATAGAAATCTTTTCCAATACGGCATTGGGAAAATTTAAGGTCAATGTCAGTGTTGGAACAAATTTTGGTAATTTGAAGAGGTTAACAGTATGAACGTTGTTGGTCTAGGCTCTGCCGGCTGCGGAATAGCAGACGCACTCTCGAAATATTCTCAATATAAAATATTTAAAATAGATGTTGACATCTCTGGCGATAAGTGCTATAATGTAATTAAGCTCGGAACAGCGGAAGAGTATGAGAACCATAACTTTCCAAAGCTGGACGAGTTCTTTAAAGGAGTTGAAGGAAAAACATTTTTCATTGTCGGAGGTTCTGGGAAAATATCCTGCGCCTCTCTTAGAGTTCTCGAAGAAATCAAACATCTTCCAATTTCAATCATTTATATCAAGCCGGATCACGAATTGCTAAACAAAGTTCAAAAAATGCAAGACAGAATTGTCTTTGGGGTGCTCCAAGAGTACGCTCGCTCTGCAGTTTTTGATGACATTTGTATTGTTTCCAACGAACACCTTGACACCATCCTCGGCGGCGCCCCAATCATCGGATATCACGAGAAACTCAATGAAATTTTCGCAACAACCTTCCACATGTTGAATGTATTCCAGAATACAAAGCCAATAATTGGCAAAATAGAGAAACCCAAGGAAGCTCACCGCATAATGACGATTGGCATGTTCGACGCCGAAAAAAATGAAGAAAAGATGTTCTTTTCCCTTGACAATGCTCGCGAATCATGTTATATTTATAGTATAAGCGAGGACAAGTTAAGAACAGACAAAGAACTGTTCAAGAAACTAAAAAATCAAGTAAAGTCGAAAGCACAAGAAGACCTAAACATAACTTATGCTGTATATTCGTCCAAATATGATTATGACCTCGGTTATATAATTGAAAGAACCCCCAACATCCAAATACAGGAAGTAAATTGAAATTGAAAGCAAATACAGGAACATTTAAGAAGAAAGACGGAACCTTGAGGACGATGAAATTTGTCGCCCTGCAAGACCTTCCGGAAGGATTTTTCACCTCTCAAACAAAGGGCACCGGCAAGAAATTGAATCTTACCGAGGGAAGCAACCTTGTTTGGGATTTGGACAGACAAGGATTTCGTGTTTTTAACAAGAATACAATTGTTGGAGAGCTTGAAACTTTCAATATTGAAAGTCTCGAGAACTTTGAAGAAAAATCAAAATAATACTTGACAAGCATTCAAAAAAAGGTTATATTATATATAGAAAGGCGAGAGATTTGTCGTCTTTACTTTAGCCAACATGGCACAACTAAAAACAATATAGGATAAATAAAAACATGGCATTAGACATCACAAAAATTCGAGCACGACTCGAAGGCGTAAAAAACAACGGAAAAGCAGGAGGAAGCTTCTGGCGACCGAAAGATGGTACTCAAATCATCCGAATCGTCCCGACTGCTGACGGAGACCCCTTCAAAGATTATTGGTTCCATTATAACTTGGGACCAGATCAGCGAGGAGGACTTCTTTGTCCGAAAAAGAATCACGGGGAAGATTGCCCAATCTGTGATTTTAAAGACCAACTCTGGAAAGATTACAACAGTACTCAAGATCCAGACACTATGAAGTTGGCGAAAGATTTGTCACCTCGACAACGCTTCTTTTCACCCGTAATGGCGCGTGGTGAGGAAGCAGAGGGTATTCGAATCTGGGGCTATGGAAAAGAGGCTTATACCTCTCTACTTAATTTGGTATTAAATCCCGAGTATGGTGATATCACTGACGTTGATGACGGAACCGACCTCACACTCACCTACGGGAAGCCGCCTGGGGCAGCATTTCCAAAAACAACCCTAACCCCGCGTCGTCGTACCTCTCCGCTTTGTGATGAAGCGATTGGTGGAGATGAGGAGTGTACTCGATTGATGGATAATATTCCTGATATTGATAATCTCTTCCCCAAAAAGACGCAGGAAGAAGTCCAGACGGCACTGGACGGGTTTATCGAGTCATTGTCTAACAATGGAGAAGAAGAGACGAGTGCTTATACGGCTCCTCCAAAGACAAGCAAGACTCTTGATGTAGTCAGCGCTTTCAATGAACTGACCGGAAACTAGTAATCCCCAACCGTTTGGGGCACGCGGTTTAAAATAAGTGCCCCCATTTTTCAATCAAGAGATATCTATGTCAAAAGAATACCAAAATCGCCGAGCAATCCGCCTGAACCGCAAGACAGCGAAAAGCAAACTAAAATCAAAAGCTGCAAGAATTTTCAAGCAACAGAAGAGACATCAGGAGAACCTTGACCGCGCCGTCATCCGGCGCCTCATGCGCAAAGCACGCGAAGAAAGGGGGAAATAAATGGCAAGGAAATCAATGTCAACAGGCAAGCTCTCTATGGAAGAGATGCGAAAACTTATCAACAAGAAGGCGGGCATGAATGTCGCCCACAATCTCAAGGAAGCAAACCCAACAGAGGTCACTCAATGGATACCTACCGGCTCCCGCTGGCTTGACTCGATTATATGTCGCGGACAGTTATCTGGCATCCCTGTAGGAAAGGTCACGGAAATCGCAGGCTTAGAGGCAACAGGTAAGTCCTATATGGCCGCCCAAGTCGCTGCAAACGCCCAGAAGATGGGTATGGACGTCGTTTATTTTGACTCCGAGTCCGCCATCGACCCAACCTTCCTTGAGAACACCGGATGCGATCTCGACAAGTTGCTTTATATTCAAGCAACCTCTGTCGAGTTCGTTCTGGAGACGATTGAAGAACTTCTTGGCTCGGAAAACCAAATCCTCTTCATCTGGGACTCTCTGGCTTTAACGCCGGCAATCTCCGATGTTGAAGGAGACTTCAATCCACAGTCCTCTATGGCTGTCAAAGCTCGTATTCTGGCGAAGGGAATGTCAAAACTGACGCTATCCATCGCGAACACTAAATCAACTTTCTTGGTCTTGAACCAGTTGAAGACAAACATCACGCGCTCACCAAGCGAGGCAATGACGACGCCCTATGTGACTCCTGGCGGTAAAGCGATGATCTACGCATACTCGCTCCGCATTTGGCTCACTGGCCGCAAGGCAAAAGCAAGTTTCGTTCTGGATGAAAACGGATTCCGCATTGGCTCCGAAGTTAAAGTGAAGCTTGAGAAGTCCCGCTTTGGAACGCAAGGCCGCCGTTGTAACTTCCAAATCCTGTGGGGAGGAGACAAGGTAAGCATTCAGGACGACGAATCTTTGTTTGAAGCCGTAAAGGGTTCTGACAATATTCTTCAAGCAGGTGCATGGTTCACTATGGTTTTTGAGGACGGCTCAACTGAGAAGTTTCAAGCATCAAAGTGGGCAGAGAAAATGCAAATTGATAAGTTCCGACAAAGAGTTTATCAAATCATTGATGAAGAAATAATTTATAAATTTCACAATCGGCAAGGAAAGGCAGAAGACTTTTACGAACCAGGTGAAGGGTAAGATAAGATGAAAAGAGTAATGATTATTGACGCCCTGAACGCATACTTCAGGGCGTATATCGTTAACCCCAGCCTCTCCAAGAACGGCCATCCCATCGGGGGATACAAGGGCTTCATTGGGATCTTACAGAAGTTGTGCCGAGAGATGAAGCCCGATGAAATCGTTATAGCTTGGGATGGAGCAGGAGGCTCTTTAAAAAGACGGGCAATCAACTCTAATTATAAAGTTGGCCGAAAACCAATCAGGCTAAATCGCGACATCAGGGTTCTCACGAAAGATGAGGAGACGAAGAACAAGGTCTGGCAACAATACCGCCTTATGGAGATGCTTAACTTCATGCCCGTGATCCAACTGACAGTTGACGCTGTCGAAGCCGACGACGTGATCTCTTATGTGTCTCAAGCCCCGCACTACAAGGGCTGGGAGAAAGTTATAATCTCCAGCGATAAAGACTTCTTCCAGTTGTGCGACGACGAGACGGTTTTATACCGACCGATCCAGAAGAAATTCATGAACAAGCCGCGCCTTTTGGAAGAATTTAAGATTCACCCAACCAATTTCGCTCTTGCTCGCGCCATGGCCGGAGATACATCCGATAATCTTCCAGGCGTCAGGGGCGTCGGCCTCGGAACAATCGCGAAGAGACTCACTTTCTTTGCTGACTCGAAGTCGGTGACCATCCCTGCACTCATAGAATTCTGTGAAAATGATAATACAGGGTTGAGAGCGTTTACTTCGATCTGCGAGGCTAGAGATGTGATAGAAGAGAACTATAAAATCATGCAACTCTACTCCCCATCTATGTCTTTGGACGACAAAAGCAGGGTAAAGTACGCAATTGATAATTTTGACCCAGAATTTAATAAGACAGAGGTAATTAAACGCATGGCCGAAGATGGCTTTGGAAACTGGGATACCTCGGATTTGTTTACCACCTTCAAGAGAATGATAAATAATGCTTGACACAGCGCGCTTTATGTGTTAAATTAGTAATAGCAGGGGGGGGGTTCAATGTCAAGAGAAGATTTTAGCCAATACGGCAAAGATTTTCAAGAAACTTTGTGTCATTTGATTTTGGTCGACCGACCATTCGCAGATCAAATGTTCGAGGTTATAAATATAAATTTTCTTGAGTTGAAGTATCTCCAGACCTTTGTAAAGCTGGTGATAAATTACCGAGAGAGGTTTTCTGTCCATCCGACAGAGAAAATAATGACCTCCATTCTGAGGACCGAGATAGGCAATGAGCCGGAGGCGGTTCAGCAGCAGCTTAGAAATTTCTTTGCGAGGATCTCGAAGACAAGGATAGAAGATTCCAAGTATATAACGGCAACGGCTCTTGATTTTTGTCGCAAACAGAAGCTCAAGGAAGCAATGCTGAAATCAGTAAAGCTCCTCAAGAACTCCTCTTTCGATGAGATCTCTCAGGTCATTAACGAAGCTCTTAAACTGGGGTCCGATTCTAATTTCGGACACGACTATTTAAAAGACTTTGAACAAAGGTTTGAATTCAAGTCGCGGTACCCAATCTCCACAGGCTGGGATGAGATTGATTCCATAACCCACCAAGGTCTGGGAAAAGGCGAGCTTGGAGTCGTCATCGCTCCAACCGGCGCCGGAAAATCTATGGCTCTCGTCCATATCGCTTCCGCAGCGATCACGGCCGGTAAGAATGTGATCTATTACACACTTGAGCTATCCGATACAGTAGTCGGTAGCCGGTTTGATAGTTGCATAACCAACGTCCCCCTTAACGACTTGCCTGCGTTCAAGGAAGAGATCTACGAAAAGGTTCAAATGGTTGCGGGGAAGCTAATAGTCAAGGAGTATCCGACCAAATCAGCTAGTTGCCAAACCTTAAAGAACCATGTTGAAAAAATGGCAAGCAGAGATTTTAAGCCAGACATGATCGTAGTAGACTATGGAGATTTATTACGGCCAATCTCAACTTTAAGAGAGAAAAGACATGAGTTGGAGACTATTTATGAACAGCTACGAGCGATGGCGCAAGAACACGAATGTTGTGTTTGGACCGCATCACAGACGAACCGGTCTGGATTGAACGCCGAAGTTATTACAATGGAGTCAATTTCGGAAGCTTTTAATAAATGTTTTGTTGCGGATTTTATATTTTCAATATCTAGAACCGTAGAAGATAAGCTGTCCAACTCTGGACGCATCTTCGTCGCGAAGAACCGAAACGGCCCTGATGGAATAATTTATCCAATACACATGGACACTCGGAATGTGACGATTAAAATTCACTCTTCAACAGGCGAGACAATCGGCGAAGTTGAGAAATCAGCGAAGAAGAGACAAGCTCAGAAGCTAGTTACACTGTATAAAAAAGTAAAAAAGGGAGGAAATAATTAATGTCAATTAGCACACTACAAGAATATACCAGAATAGCCAAATACGCAAAGTATTTACCGGACTTAAACCGCCGAGAAACTTGGAAAGAGCAGGTCACTCGCGTTTTTGATATGCATAGGAAGAAGTTTGAGGGCAACGATGAAGTGATGGCACTGATTGAGGAAGCAGAGTTAGCCGTCCAGAGGAAAGAAGTACTCGGCTCCCAAAGGATTTTACAGTTTGGCGGCGATCCTATTTTTAAGCACAACGCTCGCGTATATAATTGCGGGTTTGGACACTTCAGTCGAGTGAGAGCGTTCCAAGAGCTAATGTATCTCCTCCTGTGCGGCTGTGGCATTGGCTTTTCAGTTCAGACTCACCACGTTGAGCAACTTCCCCTGGCAGCACGCCCGAGCAGAATTCTGGGACCAAAAACATTTGTTGTTCCCGATACAATCGAAGGCTGGGCTGATGCTATCGGAGTTTTAGTTACAAGTTATTTTGGTGGCAACCCAGAGTTTGATGAATATATTGGTTTCAAAGTTAATTTTGATTATTCTGAAATCCGAGTAGCTGGCTCTCCTCTAAGCTCTGGCTCAAAAGCCCCTGGTCCCGATGGCCTCCGACGCTCCATTGAGAAGATTCGCGAAGTATTTGAAACCCAACTTGGAGACAATAACAGAGTTCGTCTCCGCGCCGTTGATATTTACGATATTATTATGCACGCTGCCGATGCTGTCATCTCTGGCGGAGTCAGGCGATCTGCGACGATCGCCCTCTTCTCTCCGGACGATAAGGCCATGGCAACAGCGAAGACAGGCAATTGGTTCGTCGAGAACCCCCAGCGAGGCCGCTCAAACAACAGCGCCCTCCTCGTCAGAGATGAAACATCCAAAGAGACCTTCAATGAATTGATGGGTTGGGTTAGAGAGTTCGGAGAACCCGGATTTGTCTGGGCAGACAGCAAAGAAATGGGATTTAACCCCTGTGTTGAGATTGGCCTTTACCCTGTTGACATCGAGACTGGCAAGTCTGGTTGGCAGTTCTGCAATTTAACCGAGATTAACGGCAAGAAAGCGAATACTCCAGAGAATTTCCACAATGCTTGTAGAGCAGCCGCGATCATAGGAACACTTCAGTCTGCATATGCGGATTTTCCCTATTTGGGGGAAACAACCGAGAAGATCACAAGGCGCGAAGCCCTGCTCGGTGTATCAATCACGGGAATGATGGACAATCCAGAAGTCCTATTTGATCCACAGATCCAACGCGACGGCGCAAAGATAGTTAAAGATATAAATAAAGAAGTGGCCTCCATTATCGGGATCAATCAAGCCGCGCGAACAACCTGCGTCAAGCCTGCAGGTTCAACAAGTTGCATTCTCGGCACGGCTTCGGGCATTCACCCTCACCATGCAAAGAGATACTTCCGACGTGTTCAGGCCAACACACAAGAAAATCCAGTCCAACACTTTAAGAAGGTAAACCCTCGCGCGGTTGAGCAGTCAGTCTGGGATCCGAATGGGGTAACTGAAGTTATCACCTTCTTATGTGAAGTTCCAGTCGGAGCAAAGACAAAAAACCAAATTGATGCTCAATCGCTATTGGAGAGCGTCAAACTAACACAACAGAACTGGGTTCGCTATGGCGCGAATAAAGAACTCTGTGTCCAGCCATGGCTAAGCCACAATGTTTCAAATACAATTCACGTTCGAGAGAACGAGTGGGATGAGATTACAGACTATATTTATAAAAATAGAAAATACTTTGCAGGAATATCTTTGATTCCAAACTCTGGCGACAAAGACTACCCTCAAGCCCCATTCTGCGCAGTTCCTTATCCCAGTGATATTCTTCGAGAGTACGGCGCAGGTTCTTTTTTTGCTTCTGGGGTGATTGAGAGAGGCCTAGGCTCTTTCGGAGGTGACCTTTGGGCCGCTTGCGATTGTCTTTTGGGAATCGGAGATCCATTACACGAGGCATCGCCAGTGAAACAGGAGTGGGCAAAGGCAGCCATTAAATTCGCTGATAGCCACTTTGAGGGAAGTGCTAGAAAAATGACTTACTGTCTTAAAGACGTCTATAACTTAAAGTTGTGGGAAAAATTAGCCCAAGAATATCAGGATGTTGATTGGACTTTAATGCTAGAAGGTGAAGACAACGTAAATTTTGAAGCCGAATCGGCCTGCGCCGGAGGTGCTTGTGAAATGCCAACAGAATATTTAGATGCTTTGAGAGCCACACAAAATTTGGAGGAAATATGATTTTTGAACCTTGCAACAGGCATTTGCTAATTGAACGAGGCGTAAAACCGGAAGAGGAGAGCTTGATTGCTCTTCCAGATAATTTTAAGAAACAAGAAAAACACGAGAGAGTAAAGGTATTGTCAGTATCGTCTGATGCCCAGCCATATCTAAAAGCAGGCCTCGACGTTGTTGTCTTGGCGCACATGATTGAAGAAGTAGATTTTGGAGAAGGTAAAGTCTATTTAGTATTAGAAAACCACGTCGTAGGCGTGTTAAAGGAATAAACAGAAATGAAACTAACAGATAAACAATTTATGAATTTGCTTGAGGATCTAGTCAAGGAAGTAGCTTCAAAAAAGGAAGTCTTGCTTGAGTCTCCAAAGCCAAAAAAGACCATTCGAGAGAAGATGCGAGAAAAGAAGAGTGGAAAAGCTTGATAAGCACGAGTATAAGTATCAAGAAATTGTCATCGGTGGGGGACTGAGTGCCCTTCTCTACTCTTATTATAACAATTGCCCTTGTATTTTTTCTAAGCCCGATGTTCCCTTTGAGTTTGATGTATTTGATGACAAATACGACTTCTCATTCCTCGGATCAAGCGATGACCAAAACAGACTGACTATCTGGCAAAGGCTTGTTGCTTCCTTGTCTCTCGGAGGACTCCTGCCGATGTCTGATAAAACACAATCTATCAGCATCCAAGAGAACATGTTGAAGGCCATCACCAAAAATTCCAGACTTGGAAGGTTCGAGTTTGAAAAGTTGATCATTTTTAATGACGTTGATATTCGCGGCCTTCCTGGGATAAAAGAACAGAAAATTGGAAAGTGCAGAGTTATTGACTGGTTTCACGTTCGCTCTGGTATGGAGCACGATCATGATTTATTGCAGACCGAAGACAATTTCATTGAAGAAGTCATTTTTTACCCCTCGGACAGATTTGGAAATCAAACATCGGGAAGAGTTAGAAAAGACCTTGTGGCAATATCGCATCTTGACGAGGCTCAACTAAATGATTTTGATTATTCAGACACGATGGCCAAGTTTAAAATAACTCAAATGATGAAGGACGCCGGGATTAAAGGCGCCAGAAACGGGAAAGATATGTATAACCCAAACATCTATCGCTACTATTCTCCAAAGGTGGAGGCAGTGGAAAGGGAGGTGAGGAGAAATGTTAAGAATTTTTACCACGGCGATGACCGCTTTGAGTTTCGTTATGAGACGCCGGAAGAAATTATTGAAAATTATATTTGCAATCCTTGCTCTTATTCTTCTAAAATAACGGAGTTATTGTATAAAAATAACTAATTATAAGACGATGGGCCACTTAAAAGACGTTAATGAAACATACTTTGAACATTTCCGCCACGCCTTCGAGGTGGGATCAACCCTTCTTTTATCATCCTTGGCCCAGATGCTTCACGCGGTGGTTCCAGAATTTTGCCCGCCATATGGATCTGACATTGAGTCCTTGGTAGAATTTTTGGAATCAAAACTGCCGGAGAATAGAAAATGAATATGAAGAACTTTATTTTAAATTGGAGAGCATCAGTTAAAAAAGATGTTCTCAACGAAAACAAAATTATTCACGAGGCTAGCTCCGAAGAAATCGAGGTTCTCCACAATGTTCTCTCAAATTTAGATCCCGCAGAACTACCGATGAACGGAGCTTTCGGTGGAAAACTTCGAAAAGTGATCCCCCTCGAAACGGTTGGCGGGAAAGTTGGCGAAATGGTCAATAGGTTTCAGGAAGCAGGATATACTGTTGATCTTAAAGACGGCACAGTTTCATATGAGACAAGAAGAGAGCATGAAGGAAAGGTTTATAAAGGCAAGAAAACCCTCAAGATTAATAAAGTTTTAAACGGACTTCTTAAACATAAAGAAAAGGAGAGAGACACAGACGAGAAACTGTCTGCGGAACGAGCCAAATATCATACTGAGCGATATAAAGTCTCCGGTGCGGACTCCGACAAGCTCACCGACGATTTTAATAAAGCTTATTCCGATTATGATTTAGAAAAGAAGAAACTTAAAGAAATAGGGAAGAAAGCATTCAGGGGAATGGATCGGCGTGTCCATGTTTCAGATGTCAATTATTATATCAAAGCCTGGGAAGAGAATGCTGGATTTTTTAAGAATGATCCAGAAGCTCTTGCTGGGTTTTCTATTATAATAAGCAGGCACCCAACCGACGTTCTTAGAATGTCTGATTTTGATGCTATTGAATCATGCCATACACTCGCTTCCAGGTCAGGAGAGCGCGGAGCATTTGTTAAATGTGCTTATGCGGAGGCTATTGATGGCGGCGCAATCGCGTATGTTGTCCCCACTCAAGAGATAAAGGATTGGGAGGAAGAAAATGATCAATTGATAGAAGACACCGATGATGAAGTGTTAAGCGACTCAGCGCGAGATATTGGAGATATAGAGCCTGTATCCAGGGTAAGAGTCCGAGTTGGGAGGTTTGATGATTATGACTACCGATATTACATCGGAGTTCCTGATACGCGAATATATGGCGCGGACACTTCAAACTTTTATGAAACGCTTAAAACATGGCTAGTCGACAACCAAGAGGGCACGATCCAACATCTCCCCAAGGTCGATATGGACGATGTAGACAGTAACCTGTATACGGTGAATGACATCGGAAAAATAGATGCTGGAAAAATGACTCTGATCGGAGGTACTTATCAAGACAACCCTCTCCAACAAATTCTGGCGCGAATGCTGGATCCAGAAGCCAAAAGATCTGGCGATTACGCTCCCAGCGTTGTTGGCGCGCCGCACAAGGACTCCTCTGAAAACGAGATTGATATACCAGACGGTAGGACAGAGGAAGTAGAAAACGAGATTTCCGAGCTAGTTGAATTTTATAATAATAGATATGACTATTGTACTATCTACGCTGATGTTGAAGATTACGGTGAAGGACCGGTGATCGACGCATATGCTGAATTGTGGATGAATCTCGATGTAGGCAAGCCAAAATTGGACGACGAGGGTGGACAGGACGGGAAAATTACAACCGATGGTATATACACCCTCAACGAAGGTAGGGAAGTCTATGGTGTGGAGATTACGAATGATTTTTATAATATCGGGGGACTTATGTGGGCAGACTTCCATGGGGATGAAAATCATCGAGCAATCGCATATTATGTGGAGGCGACTGGCGAAGTTAGGCTTAACATAGATCTCAGACCGGGGGATTCTCTTGGCAGTAGCTATGTATATGGCGTAGAGGAATTTGAACAATTTGCTGATGCTATTGAATCCGATATAGATGAGAAAGTTGATCCGTGGTTAAAAAATATGATGAAAAGAACTCTCATGAGAGAGGGCATTCTTGAAAGCTCAAAGTTCCAAGAGTTTATGAAGCAGGCAGAAGAGGAAGAATTCGAGGACTTTGAAGATACCGATTGGAGTTTTGACGTCATAATGGACGAAGATCGAGTCGATATTGATATCTCGGTCGAGTTTAAAATAGATGATATCAAGGGTTTAGAGGATATTTTTTATACAGATCAAGCAATCAAAGACATCGGAATGTCAAGAGATTTTGGAACAATGTTTAAGAAAAAGCTTTTCGATCAAGTCCCTGGTTTTGTATATGAGGAATCTATGTATCCTGATTTAACACGCAGGTATGTGGGGAGGCGAGGAAACAATGGGGCAGGACATGCGCGCCTTGGTCTTTCTTTCACAATCACCAGTGAACATCCCGAGGGAGTCATTGCTCCAGCGTTGAGTATGATTCAACATATCAAAAAGAAAGACGTCGAAGAAGTAGCCAAAGAAGCATATAAGGCTCTCATACAACAAAACACGAACGTGTTCGTAACCAGCTACAAAGATAGTGTGAGACAACAAGAGCTTCCCTTTAAAAGCGAGAAAAACTCGCTGAACAACCCGGAGTTTTTTCTAGAAAAAGAGGCTGGATCTGAATCCGAGAAGTCTTTGAACGAGAGGCTTCACAGAAACTGGAAGAAATGGTCTGAGGGATAGATAATGCTAAAAGAACCTATTTTCATTGAAAACAGCAGGATACCAATATTATTAAGCTGGGTTATTGAAATATGGGCAATAACTCTTTTTCCTTTTGTTTTTTGCCGAGGAGAACTCAATGAAGGCACAAAGAGACACGAAACTATCCACCACAGACAATACGTCGAGTTACTGGTCATCGGCTTCTTGCTTCTTTATTTTGTCGACTTTCTTCACGGACTTATAAAATACCGAGATTCGCAAAAGGCATATTACAGAATTAGATTTGAGCAAGAGGCATACGACAACGATGATGATCTTGACTATCTTGATTCGCGCTGTTTGTACGCTTGGTGGAAATATAAAGTATAGAGAGGGCAAATGAGTAGTTTTCATCTGGCTGGTATCATCCCTGTAGCAGGGCAACCACTTGATTTCAAAATGGATTGGCACGACGCGCTGATGCCGATCGCGCCTGACTATCTCGCAGTTGAACGCGCAGTGTCCGAGTGCGCTTGGGCTGGGTGTGAGACTATCTGGATCGTCTGTAATGAAGATATGACGCCGCTGATCAGACACCGGCTCGGCGAATGGGTTCAAGATCCTGTTTGGGTAGGCAGACGCCTTGAGGTCTATCCATCGCAGGCCCGCAAACAGATCCCCATATTCTATGTTCCGGTCCACGCAAAGGATGTAGGCAAACGAGACTGCCTCGCTTGGAGTATTATTTGGGGAGCAACCAGCGCTTTCAGGGTCTCGGTCAAGCTGAGCAAGTGGGTCGTCCCAAAAAAATACTATGTAGCCTTCCCCTATGGCGTCTACGATCCGGAGATTTTGAGGCCTCATAGAAAAGACATCTCCAGTGAAAGACCCTTCATGTTGAGCCACAACGGAAAGACCGTCAAGGACAACGAGTATCTCGCTTTTACGTTTGGTCGCGATGACTTTGTTGCTTGTCGTCGAATGCTCCGCGAAGGCACCGGCCGGTACAATTCCGAGGTTTTAGAGGACGGCTTATATCCCAGAGAGAAACTACCAAAAGAAGAAAGGTGGTCAGCACGCCATTTTTTACTTGACAAAATCTTCAAACCTGTTATAATAGATATAGAGAATAAGGTTGAAGTCCCATGGTATTACAACATAGACTCTTGGGATAAATACTGCAATTATTTGGGATCCGAAGAACGGAAAAAGGTTGAAAGACCTAACCCAATACTTATGAAATATCACGAATGGAACGAAATAGGAGTTGATGATGAAGGCAGAGAATAGAAGAGAGGCCTCCCAGATAGAAAAATATGATCTCATAGCTGCCGAGAAAGGGGGAAGGGGATCTAAGTGGCTTCCAGACGCGACATTTCCAACAGGCGAATCTATAGAACTAAAAACGGGTCAGCGGAGCACCCTCAAAACAGGCAACCACGGCGCCGGACAGTTTTCTACTACTCGCAATTATACTTTGCCGTGTTTTCAAAATAATGCGTATGCCGACGACATTCATTGGGTGGTGACTTATTACGATAAAGATAAGAATGGTGAGTTTTATGAGCACTGGTATTGCGCACCCCGATGGTTGGACGGTTGGCAAGAAGTTCAACGAGATAAACTCCTTAATGGCAAATCAACAAGATTGAAGGATCTGTTGGATGAGGCTTCTGATGCAGAACTTCGTGACGTTCTAATAAAACAGATTCATCTTAATGATCCAAAGATTCCCTCTTCCTACATTGAAAATAATCCCTTGTGTATTCAATTTGACGGTACGCCCGATGGCCTTCTTGCAGCAAAAGAAAAACTTGAAATAGGAGTTGATGATGAATCTTAAACACCCACTTATACCCTTTATACTAATCTTCATTGTATTCCCCACCATCGGGCTCTTAACTTTTCTCGTATGTGCGTTAACGGGAGCACTATAATGACAAAGGGGGACTTTGTGATAATCAAGCACAATGAACCTGGCCAGCGCTTCGAGGGCTCCGGGGTCATTTTGGAAGTCTTTGACTTGCCCAATACCTTTGGGAGAAAAATGATTTCTGTTTTTATCAACGGTACCGCCAAGACATATGACGACGGTTTTTATCTGTTTGAAACATTGAGTTCATCCAGCCGGGGCAAGTCGTGAGTGAATTAATTACACCAGAGCCTACGATTGGGGATTTTGTTGAAATATTCGGCCGAGGCGCGGGAAACAAGAAGTTTAGAAATTCTTTTGTATGGAGTGGTGTGATTTTAGACATTCGCCCCACAAAAAGCATGGCCAATCTTGAATTTGAAGTATACGCACATGGCTTCTCGCGCTGGCTCTCGGCCCTTAGTTATGGCTTTGAGACCATGAGCGCCGCAAATTTAAATAAATAAAATAATCATTGACACGACGAAGCTCGTGTGCTATAATACTTATACACTTGGAGAATATATATGAATAAGATTCCGTTTGTCGGATTACACGCTCACTCGGTTGCTGGAAGCATTTTTGATGCCATCGGCTATCCGCAAGAACATATGGACTTTGCCTTTGAAAACGGCATGGATGCCCTAGCTTTAACCGACCACGGGAATATGAATGGGTTGCCCCATCAAGTTCTTCACGCAAAGAAGATGAAAGAGGACGGCAAGAACTTCAAGCCTATCTTTGGCATTGAGGCTTACTTCATCCCTTCCCTCGACGAGTGGCGCGATGACTACGAAGCAGCGAAAGAAGACAAGAAAAAGCGCAAGACGCTAAGCAAAGATGTCACTGCGACGACAGTTGAAGACGAGGACGCCTCCAAGAAGCAGGTCCGAAACGTTCTTAACCGGCGCCGACACCTCATTCTATTGGCGCAGGACCAAGAAGGCTTGAGTAATCTCTTTGCGATGATCTCCGAATCGTTCGGTCCAAACAACTATTATCGCTATCCCCGTGTTGATTACACAACACTAAAAAAGTATTCTAAGGGCGTCATAGGGGCGTCCGCCTGTCTCGGTGGCGTATACGCCGGTAATTACTGGGAGAACCGCGAGGAGGGCGAGTTAGCGGTCCTCAACGCCATGCGTGAGACCACCAAACAGATGATTGACATCTTCGGTGACCGCTGGTATGGAGAGCTTCAATGGAACAACATTCCAGAGCAACACGCACTCAACAAATATATCATTCAAATGCACGAAGAGTTCGGTATTGAACTGATTTCGACTTCCGACTCTCACTATCCTAACCCGGATGCTTGGAAGGACCGCGAACTCTATAAGAAGCTTGGGTGGCTCGGCAAGCCCCGACCCGGATATGAAAACGCAGGGCTCCCCGAAGGCGTTGAGGAAATTGGCTATGAACTCTATCCTCGTAACGGCGAGCAAATGTGGGAAGCATACAAGAAGTATTCAGAGTTTTGCGCTGTCGAGTACGACGACGACTTGGTGATGAAGTCCATTACAAATACATATCGTATCGCTCACGAGCGAGTCGCTGACTTCTTGCCAGACAATACTGTCCGTCTTCCAGACTTTGTCATTCCAGGGGGAGAAACAGCAGACACTGCGCTTGAAAAGTTTTGCATTGAGGGTTTACGGCGCCTTGGGTTACATACAAACGAAGAATACAACGAGCGTTTGCGAATGGAACTCTCGGTTATTTCAGACCGAGGCTTCTCTAAATACTTTTTAACTATGAATCAGATCAGTCAGAAAGCCAATGAAGTTATGCTCACCGGGCCCGGCCGAGGTTCTGCCGCTGGGTCGCTCGTTGCCTACGCCTTGAATATTACACAGGTTGATCCTCTTAAATATGGCCTTCAGTTCTCTCGCTTTATGCGCGCTGATGCCACAGACTATCCCGACATTGATTACGATGTGGCGGACAGTATGGGCTTAAAAGAGATGCTCATTAAGGAGTGGGGAGAAGATAAAGTTGCCCCCATTTCTAACTGGAACACCCTTCAACTCAAGAGTCTCGTCAAAGACATCTCAAAGTATTATGAAATTCCATTCAAGGAAGTCAATGATGTGACCTCCGTTATGCTTTACGAGGCTATGGGTCCAGCAAAGATGAGGCACGGCATTAAGACTGGCATATACGCGCCAACCTTTGATGAAGTAATGGAGTTCAGCGACACACTGAAAGCCTTCTTATCTCGATATCCCCATGTTAAAACTCACGTTGAGGCTTTACACGGCCAAGTCCGCTCCTGTTCACGTCACGCGGGAGGTATTGTCGTCGGCGAAGGGCTGAATAACAGGATGCCTCTTATCAATTCCGGTGGTGTCCGACAAACTCCATGGTCCGAGGGCATGAACGTCCGCCATCTTGAGCCGATGGGCTTCATTAAGTTTGATGTTCTTGGTCTCTCGACTTTAAAGATGATTGATGGCGCGATCTATCATATTCTTCGTAGGCACCACGGGGTTGAGAACCCGACCTTCAAAGACATCAAAGAGTTTTATAACAAGCATCTTCATCCAGACGTGATGGACTTCAATGACCAGCAAGTATACAGCAACATCTTCCACGATGGGAAGTGGGCAGGTGTCTTCCAGTTCGCTGAAGCGGGAGCGCAGAACTTTTGCCGATTAGCAAAGCCAACAAATCTAATTGACTTGGCAGCAATCACAAGCATCTATCGACCCGGACCTCTGGGCGCGAACGTTCATAACGATTACGTCGAGGCTAAGGAGAACCCGCACCGACTTAAGTTTATCAACGATGAGCACCGCTCGGTGACAGAAGAGACTTTCGGCTTCCTTATCTTTCAGGAACAGATTGCTGAATTGGCCCACCGACTTGGGAAAGACATTTCTCTTGACGATGGCAACGCACTTCGCAAGGTGTTGACCAAGAAAGGAACAGGCAAGGAAGCACAAGTCAAGGATGCTCTACACAATAAGTTTGTTGAGGGCTGCACCGAAAGGGGATTGCCGCTGAAGACCGGAGAAAAGCTGTGGGAAACATTCGAGTATTTCTCGGGCTACGGCTTCAACAAGTCTCACGCGGTTTCATATTGCATGATTTCTTATCAATGCGCTTGGCTTCTGAACTATTATCAGGTTGAGTGGCTCGCTGCCTTCTTGGACAAAGAGCCAGAGACTCGCAAAGAGAAAGCGATTAACGTCGCCAAGTCTTTCGGTCTTGGGATCAAGAGCCTTGACATCAATTCCTCCGGACGAGTATGGGAGATCTCCGAGGATGGAACGATGTTGATCCAGCCCTTGTCTTCAATCAAGGGGCTGGGAGACGCAGCGATCGATCAGATAATGGCGCACCGCCCTTTCGCAAACATTGAGGAGTTCTTATTCAATGAGAACATAACTTACTCCAAACTTAACAAGAAGAGTCTTGATGTCTTGTGCCTATCCGGCACCTTGGATGTCTTAATGGATGACCGGTTTACAGGAGGTAGACACTTCTGGTCTGCGGTTGCGATAGATCGGCCGAGGAAAGAGAAAAACCTTCTTGAGAACATTGCGAGCTTCGCCCCAGAAGGAGACTTCACAGACGAAGAGAAGATCAGTCACCTCGTCGAACTGACAGGAGTATTCCCATTCAGCAGAGTTATGAAGCCGGAGATCTATGCGCAACTAAATGAAGCCTTCATCCCTCCGATCGCGAACTACGACCCTGAACTTTGTGAGTGTGTCTGGTTCATCCCGCGCAAAGTTGTACCGAAGAAAACAAAGAATGGCAAGACGTTTTGGGTCATCGAGGTCATCGACGATACAAACACTCTGACTCGTATCCGAGTTTGGGGTGTGAAAGATTATGACCGTATTCATGTCAACAAGCCATACATGGCGAAGCTAGAACATAATGAGAAGTGGGGATTTTCAACCCGCAGCCTACGAAGAACTTTCAGAATCTTATCTTAACGCGGAATAATAATTATGGAATGCCTTGACTTACATGGAGTAGATTACGAAGATGCAGAATTTCTTATTGAGAAATTTGTAACAGACAACTTCGATGATCTTCCAGTAAAAATTGTAAGTGGTAATTCACGCCGTTTTTCAGATCTCATAAAAGAAATAGTTGACCGCCACGATCTCGAGTGTCACAAAGAAATGTGGTTCAATGAGGGAGCTTGGGTAATCACAAAATTTTAAAAATAATGCTTGACAATTAACAATACTAATGCTATAATGACATTAGAAACAACAACAAAGGTGTGTACATATGACGAGTGGTTTGGAAATATTTGAAAACGTAGTTGAGATTCATGCAGAAGTGGAGGACGAGAACGTAAGCACGAAAGAGCAGAAGATGCTTGAGTATGTTCGCGAGCTTCAAAAGATTGAAGATCAGATGGAACCTTTAAAAGAAATGAAGCGTCAATTGAAGACGGACTTCAAGGAGGCCGACTGGCTTACTGGGGATGAAATCTCGATGACAGTTAAAGCTTATCGAATGATGAAAACAAAAGACTTTGACTTTGACGAATTCAGTAATATCTACGAGTCGCTAACAAAGATTACAGGGAGGGCATAACAATGTGTATCACAAAAATGCTGAAAGAAGACAAAGATTTGATGGATTCTCTTTACGGAGAAGCATACGCACCAAACTGGGAAGGCACCCCTTGGGAGCAGTATTGCCTCCTGGGACCAAAGCAGAAAGGCGGATTCGGAGAAGCTGCGATGCAAGCCTATCTTGAAAGTGGTGGCCATGAAGTTAGTCCGCCATATGGCACTGGACACGATAGGATTATCGACGGAAGCCCGGCAGAAATTAAGTTCTCTGTTGCCAGTTCCAACAAGTTGAAAGATGGCAAACTGATTGATCCAGATTCATTTACCTTTAATCACATTGCTGTGGGTAAAGATTGGGGTGTCTTCTGGTTTGTCGGCATCAACCCCGAGAAGGATAACCCTAATATTCGGCCACCTAAAGATGGGTCGTCATGGCCTTCTCAACGAATTTACACGATGAAACATGCGGACTTTGCTAAGCACATGAATAAGAGTAATACATTCCCCTTTCGCGCCCAACAGGGCGGAAAGAAAGCAAACAATGATGATTACATTGTGGCTGGTCACACTGCATGCCAAGCTCTTTTCAATCTTCCCTTCGTTAAAGAATACACCGGCCAAACTCTATGATATTGAATATGGATGCTATTGAGGGGCTCAAAAAGATTCCCGACAACAGCGTTGATATTGTGTTGGTTGATCCTCCTTATAATATTGGGAAGGACTTTGGAAACTCCCAATATAAAATGGAAATGCAAGAGTATGTTAGTTGGTGTAAGCAGTGGATGGACGAATCCGTTAGGATTTTGAAGGACACGGGGACTCTCTATGTTTATGGATTCAGCGAGATTTTGGCTCACTTGTCTGTAAACATGGAGATTCCACACCGCTGGCTTATTTGGCATTACACAAACAAGACGGTGCCTTCTTCGAGGTTTTGGCAACGTAGTCACGAGTCAATCATTGTTGGTTGGAAGTCCGCCAAGGATCGAACCTTCAATCGTGACGATGTTCGCGAGCCTTACACGGAAGCATTCAAGAAGGGATACTCCGCCATAGATGGCAAAGCGCCACGTACGCGACCGCCAACAAAGGGGAGGTTCCAGAACAAGGCTGGCGAAGACAAGGAAACGGTATATAAAGTGGATGATCGAGGTGCATTACCTAGAGATGTAATAAAGGTATCAGCCCTTGCTGGAGGAGCCGGCGTAAAGGAGAGATACTTTCATTGTGAAGATTGCAATATCACTTGTTCACCTTCAGAAAAGAAAAAACACAAAGGCCACAAAATTATAAAACACCCAACACAAAAACCCTTTGAGCTTACAAGGAGACTGCTTCTTGCGGCCAAGCCCCCGGAGGGTGGAATTGTTGTGGTTCCGTTTGTTGGCTCCGGCTCCGAATTGGCAATGGTGAAAGAGTTGGGAATGGCAGGTATGGGATTTGAAATTAACGAAACTTTTATTAAAATAGCAAATAAAATGCTAGAGGATGTACAATGATCTTAGAATATTATAGAACACGGGGGGACGCAACTCCCCCAAGCCGAGCAAACCCATCGGACGCTGGACTGGATGTCCACTTCAGCCCTGATGACGGAGAGCTAAAGGGGGTTTACCTTGAACCGGGAGAGAGCAAGCTGTTTTCAACAGGTTTGAAATTTGGAATTCCTCACGGATATATGCTTGAAGTTAAGAATAGAAGTGGCAACGCTTCGAAACGTAACCTGCTCGTCGGCGCCTGCGTCGTTGACTCTGGATACGATGGGGAAGTCTTTGTTAATCTTCACAATGTTGGAACAGAAACCCAGTTCATCGAGCGAGGTATGAAGATCGCCCAAGTCGTAATGGTCCCCGTCGTTCATTTCCGAGCCTTGGAGACATCACAGGACAACCTTTATAACTGGTATCCAATTACGATGAGCGACCGAGGAGCGGGAGCACTCGGCTCAACAGATAACAACCCTCCACAGCAGGTGGTAGACCCCTTCAGTATGCCGCCCGGATGGGAGCTTGGAGATAAACTGTGAAAATTAATATTAAGAAGAGTCTATCCTACGACGACGTTCTGTTGTCTCCGCACTATTCCGATATTCGGTCAAGGTCAGAAGTAGATATTGGAAGCTCGCTGCATGATCGGACCCAACCGTGGCATGACCAAGACACCACAGTTGGACGGGATGCAATCCGGTTCGGTCTTCCGGTTATATCTTCTCCGATGGATACTGTAACTGAAGATGAGATGGCCATCGCTATGTTTGCTGCCGGAGGCCTTGGGATAATTCACAGGTATAACTCTCCGGAAGAACAAGCGTGGTCTGTGTGGAAATGTAAAGAGAGCGGAGTCACTCACCCAGCCGCAGCAATTGGAGTAGGAGGAGATTATCTTGACAGGGCAGAATTGCTGGTCCTTAAGGGGGCGAGCATACTTTGCCTTGATATTGCCCACGGTCATCACGTCATGATGAAGGAGGCGATTGAAACTATCAGAGAGAAATACCCCTACATTCATATTATGGCTGGGAACGTAGCAACCAAGGAAGCTTTCGAAGACTTGGCTCGCTGGGGCGCTAACTCCGTTAAGGTCGGCATCGGCGGAGGCTCTATCTGTTCCACCAGAATCCAGACAGGTCACGGGGTTCCCACCTTTCAGTCTGTTCTTGACTGTGCCTCCTCCGAGCTTGCCGGCGATGTCAAAATAATTGCAGATGGGGGAATCCGCACAAGCGGAGACATCGTCAAATCCTTAGCAGCCGGCGCGGACTTTGCGATGCTCGGTTCTGTGTTGTCTGGGACAGAGCAAACTCCTGGTCCAACCCTTCGTTCTCCGACAGGAAAGAAATATAAAGCATACAGAGGTATGGCCAGCAAGGAAGCACAGCACGATTGGCGTGGAAGACACAGTTCAAACGAAGGAATATCAACGACGGTTCCATATCGCGGAGACGTGGAAGAGATACTTATTGATTTAGACAATGGAATCCGTAGCGGCTTTTCTTATTCGGGAGCGAGGAACCTTATAGAATTTCACTCACGCGCAGAGTTTCTTATGCAGACTCCTGCAGGTCAGTCCGAGAGTGGCACTCACATTCTAGGGAGAAAATAAATGAAGGACTACGGAAAGAGAGACAAGCGAATATCTTTTATGGATACAGATAAGAGAAGTGCAGATTTGATGATCCGTTTAAAACACGACGGACTAACTAAGACAAAGTTCTTTAGGGAGTTGCTCACCGGATATTTAGAGAGAGATCATACAATTGTTGATTTCGTTGAGAGGGTGAAAGAGTCCTCGGGTCTTCAAAGCAAGAAGCAATCAAAGATTGTTAAAGATGCGGAAGAAAAAGGACAGGAAAATAAAAGAAAATTTGGCCTAGATGACAAGGAAATAGAAAACATTTTTGATATATTAGAAAAAGAGCTTCCTGATTTATAAAATTGAAGGTGTTTTTGTAAACCCAGTGACTATTTATAAGTGAAAATTGACCATTCTTGTGGAAAATTAGGAGAAACACAATGAGCAAAAAGCTTTTAAAAGAATCAACTATCCGCCGCTTTGGTGGTCTTGCTGGAATTAAACCGATCAGCACCTTCAATTTCCTTAGTGAAATGGAAGATCAAGCGCCATATGCCCGCGACGCAGAGGAAGAAGAGGAATTCGGAGTCGAGGATGAACTTGAAATCGAAGAGCCCGGAGTCGAAGAGCCCGGAGTCGAAGAGTTTGAAATCGAGGACGAAGAAGAAGTAATCGCGGCGCCACCAACCGGAGGCGAAGAAGAGCTTGTAATGAGTCTCCTCACCCAAATTCAAGACTGGGCCCGTGAGCACAATGTAGTCGTGGACCTCGCCGGCGGCGAAGACGCTGACGCTGATCTTGACGGCCTTGACGATATGGGTGGCGACCTTGAAGTTGCTGACGATATGGAAGACCTCGGTGACCTTGAAGTTGCTGACGACATGGAAGGTGAGCTAGACATGGAAGGTGAGCTAGACATGGAAGACGCCGGCCTAGAAGAGATGATTAATTCTATTCTCTCCGAAGACGACGAAGAGTTGAAGGAAGAAGAAGATATTGAAGAATCCAGCAAACCTTGGCAAAAGAACGAATCTCGCCGACGAACCAAACCGGCAAGAGTAAAGCAAGCAAAACAAACCAAGCGCGCAAAGAGCCGTGGAGTTAAAGTTGAAGTACTCAGTGACGAAAAAGTTATCAAAGAAGTTACAAAGAGAGTTAAAAATCGCCTCGCACGAATCGCAAAAGCGCAAAAGCGCCGTAGCTAATAATAAGATTTATAATTTAATACCCTAGTACTTCCGCAAGGAGTGCCAGGGTATTTCTGTATTTGGAGAGTAAGTGGAGAATGTGTTAATTTTTGGAATGGGCGCGATATGCGGGATCTCCATCTATCGAGGCCTCATTATTCTGTTGAGCGCAGGCAATGGAGTTCTTATCTTCAGGCAAGCAGAATATATGTGCTTGCAATTGCTCGCACTCTCTCTCGAAGACGCATCCAACATCAAGACCACGAAGCAGATAATAATTGATAAGGGTAATTATTCGGATAATATCATAAAATTTACCAGAAATGAAGATCGACATAGTTTGGACAGATGGAAAAGCGAGGCTATCCAGAGGCTAATTAAAAGATATCCACCTAATTATAGGAAGACCATCCAATATAGAGACTGGACAGGAGCAATGAAATACTTTGAGGATCAGAGAAAAAAGATTTGCAATTTAGATTAAAAGGTGTTATAATAGATGAAACAGGAGGAAGTAATGAGTGCAACTGGATGGAAGCAAAGCAAAATAGATAACACTAACGTTATCTACATGGTGCAGATTGATAAAATAAAGGGCAAGAGATTAGAAAATAAAATCTTGAAAGAGATGAAGGAGTGGGATGTCTGTGGAAACGGATACAATGCCAAGACAAAAGAAACTATGTATATTTTCAAGAAGTCCTTTGAGAGCGAAAAGGAATGGCTGAAGTGGGGGAGACAGTTTCCTTACCAACTTATTGAGATTGGATCAAAATCTTCCAAGAATAAACCATACAAACTAGGACGAGCATACATCGACCGCCGGAGAAAACGTGCCTGATACAAAAGAAGAAATTCCCGAAGAAGAGGAGGCAGCCGCCCCAGAAGAGGGGGAAATCCCCGAAGAAGAACTCGACACTTCTCTGTTGCATATGCAATTCGATGAAGAAGAAAAGCTTCGGACCATTGGTTTATTCGGAGAAGTCAACGAAACGAGGTCTGAAGAAGTTATTTTCAGCCTTCATGCCGCGCATATGACGAGAACAAAGAAGACTCCCGTGGATTACGAGGACATCGCCAAAGGGTTCAAAGAAGAACCTCAGCCCGTGGACTTCTTAATCTCTACAGTCGGCGGTGACGCAACTGATATGTTTGCCATATACGATACTGTCCGATACTTGAGAGATGATATGGATATAAAAACCTTTGGTCTTGGCAAGGTAATGTCGGCAGGAGTTCTCTTGCTAGCTAGCGGCACCAAGGGTCACAGACGTATCGGACGCTATTGTCGGGTAATGCTTCACGGAGTAGCATCTGGAACACAGGGCAACATCTCCAATTTGACAACAGAAATGGCAGAGATCAAGAGAATGCAGGAACTTTATATTGAAGCAATTGTTGCCGAGACAAGTTTAACAAAAGCACAATTAAAGAGAATGATCTCAAAGAATGTGAATGTGTATCTCTGCGCAGAGGAAGCGGTTAAATATGGCATTGCAGATATTATTGTTTAGGCTTAATAGTAATTTAGGAACTATTTATTGATATGGATGAATTAGATTTATTAATTGAGAAACATTACCAAAAGAGAAAGAAAGAAACATTTTCTATGGAGACTCTCCTTGAAATGGTTGAGAAAACTATGCAAGATGTTGAGATTCTAGAAAAAACCAACCTTGGAACACCCGAACTCTCGGCCGCTGATGACCCTGGAAAGCTGTCTTCTGTCGACGGAGATACCGGCGGGAAAAAACTGTTAGACGTTTCTGTAATCTCCAGAAAGCTGATCAGGGGAACTGAATCATCAGCTAGACTTCCAGATGTCGAGGAGGCATTCGAGACTTTAAGAAAGACAAACCCGTATATCGAAAGCTTGCCCAGTTCGGGCATGGAGGAGTTCCCAGCGAAACTCGTCGAGGCTTTGAATTATTATTTCTCTCCACCAGCAGACATTCTAGAACAACCGTGTGTCGGTATCGGTGCGATGATGACTAAGCATGTTATTCTGGACGCATACTTGGGCATCTTTAAAGAATACAACGCACAATCTGCCGGTTTCGCCAACGAAAATTTTGTTGCTGGTCTTGTGGGCGGACAAACAGTTTCCATTGAGGGTGGGCATACATCAATAGCAGATTTTCAATTAGGAGGTGGGGCCTATGGGGTTTCTTTAAAAACAGCGGCAGAAGCCGGTAAACTGTCTGGATCATTTACAAATTTGATGAAGACTCTGGGCATTAAATTTCGCCTCAAATTCGGCAGCAAGGTCTATTCTAACACAAATGATACGCCCGTACACAAAATAGGTTTGTATTACCTTCTCTTTAGCAAGACAACTGACACACACAGAATAACAAGTTTCAGAGTCGATAGAGAAAAGATCATTGAGAAAATGAAGGATCAAAGCAATAGCATCGATGAGGATGGAACTTTTGTGTTCAATCGCAAGCCGGAGAAAGCAACAATGTCTTATATCACAGGAGTGTTGGATCAAGACTTCAAAAGACTGATTAGCGATCGCCAGCCTGGGATTTCTAATTTGGCCGTCGCGGAAGAAAATATCAAAATGATATTGCCAGAGATCGCCTCGGCAGACGAAGAGAACATCGCTAAAATAATTGAGACAATTGAGGCACTGACAAACTTTTATTCAATTTTTTCTAATGCCGTATTAAAATTTGCTACCGATCCTGATTACGAAGTACTTTTGAAGATCAAAGAAGATTTAGAAAAGGCGGCGCAATTTGAGCCAGAGAAATTAATCTCTAATCAATGTTGAAAGATTAATAAAATAATCCTTGACTTTTGGTTCAAAAATGGTTATAATATAATAGTAGTTAAACATACGAGGTGTTAATTGACTAAACATTACGGTTCTGGTTCGGACATGAACCAAAAGATTCTCAAGGGAATCAACATCCTAGCAGACAATGTAGCTTCCACTCTTGGACCAAGGGGTCGGAACGTTATCTTACAAGAGAAAAACAAGCGACCCATCATTACAAAGGATGGCGTCACGGTCGCAGAGTTCGTGGACCTTGAAGATCCCATTGAGAACGCTGGTGCTCAGATCATCAAGCAGGCTGCAGCACAAACGAACCTTGACGCTGGCGATGGAACCACAACTGCTACGGTATTGTCTCGGGCCATCCTGAACAAAGCACAGAAGTATATCTCTTCCGGTGTCCCGCCCATTGAACTTCAAAGGGGAATCGAAAAAGCAGTCGCAGTCATCATCGAGAACCTGAAGGAAGCCTCGCGCCCCATTACCTGCGAGGAGGACATAAGCCACGTTGCCACTATTTCGGCCAACAACGATAAACTAATCGGGAGCCTCATTGGACAAGCAGTCAGCGCAGCGGGAAAAGATGGCGCTATTACCGTCGAGGAGGCGCGCTCGCTTCAAACCAGCCTAGACCTTGTTGAAGGGTTTAGGATTGACTCTGGCTATGCTGCAACGGCCTTCATAACCGATGAGAGACGCCGAGCGGTAACCTACGACAATCCCCTGTTATTGGTCACGGACGAAAAGATTGAACATGTTCAAGATATCTTCTCAGTTCTAGAATTAGCAGCACGGGAAGCACGACCACTCGTATTCATTGCGGGTGAGATAGAAGGTCAAGCCCTCGCTGCCATGATTATGAACGCAATGCGAGGAACCTTGAAAATCGCAGCGGTTAAAGTTCCTCGCTACGGAGTGGAAAGGCAAAACATACTCAAGGACTTGGCTCTTTCTGTGGGTGCTGAATTCATCAGTCGCTCAAATGGCCGGAGGCTCCAAGATATTAAATTAGTCGACCTTGGCACTGCAAACCGCATCGACATCACCAGAACCCAAACGACAATCATTGGCGGAGACGGAGACTCCGACTCCATTGACCAACAGATTGACGACTTAAAATCTGACTTGATCGAGGAAGATAACCTTCACGAGTGTGAAAAGATTCAGGACCGCATCGCACGATTGGCTAGCGGCATCGCTATCATCCGTGTCGGAGCATCAACTGAAATTGAGATGGTTGAAAAGAAACACAGGATTGAAGACGCATTGGAGGCAGTCCGATCGGCACAAATGGAAGGGATCATTGCTGGAGGCGGAACGGCCCTACTACGCGCCACAAAGAATCTGGAGGTTGAAGTAGATAATGATTATCAGTTGCTTGGAGTTGAGATAGTTAAAGAGGCTGTTAAAGCCCCGATCAGACAGATGGCCCTAAACGCTGGAAAGTCTCCAGACATCATTTGCGACCTCGTTTTAAAGGAAGAAGACGAGAAGGGCTATAACTTTGTGACAGATAAGATCGTCAATATGATCGAGGCTGGCATCATTGATCCGGTCAAAGTTACGAGGACTGCATTGCAAAATGCTGCCTCTGTTTCCGGCACTTTAATTACAACAAACTATGCCATTATCCAAAGCTAAAACTATTTAGTAATGTTGGAATAGTGGCCCTGGGAGGGTTAGATGACATGTCGGAAGATGAAGTTAGTAAGGTGGATATCATTGAGTTAGATGGAAAATTGTCAAGGATCGTCGACGGAATGGAAGGGATCAGATCATGTCAGGATCGAATGTCAGATGACATCGGAAAGATCAAAGAAGCAGTCTACAACCCAGACGAAGGGCTCTATGCGCGCCTCCGGAACCTTGAGCAATGGAAAGAATCTTCTTCCAAGATTACTTGGGCGATCATGACGAGCATTGTCGGCCTTTCAAGCGCAACAGTCTGGCATACTTTTTTTAAATAAGCGGTGAGAGGTGTGAGTGAGAGTTAATATAAGTTATTCTATTGAACTGGAAGATGTCCCCAAAGAGGTAGACAGGATTCTAGAGGAATGCGAGGGAAAATTAAGGGATATTCATGGTATTCTCAATCAGGCGATAGGTCAATCCCCCCTTCAAGTCATCGCCGACTTAGATAAGTTAAGAATAAAGCTGGCAAAATTAGATTTGGAGCTTGGTGACTCCATGCACATAATGTCGGGATATGTTCGAGCCATAGCATCCAAGCCGGAAATGGAGCATGGCCAGCAACCCCCCGCTAATCCGCACGAAGAGGTGGCAAATGATGACGAAGAACTTTAAGCAGGGGGAATACGTTTATATTCCATCTAATGTTGTAATGTTTCTTTATGATAAAGGTCAAAGCGTGTGGCCCATCGGGACAAATGCATTCAAAAAGAGCACGAGAACTGAAGAGCCGCAGCATTTAATGTTTCTAGAAAGAATAGATAGAGACTGGTGCCGGGTATTTTATCAGGGCGAGCTTTGGACAGTTCACAAAGAAAGTGTTTATGAAAAAGGAGAAGAGAATGAGTGTTAAATTTGTAGAGGTTTATGACTGTGGAGTCGGGACAACCCGTAGAAGTTACTCTCTCAGGTCAGTATTTATTAACCCAGATTATGTCGTTTGTTTGAGGGAGGACATTGATACAAACAATCTATTGAGAGAGGGAAAACTTCCAGGTGATCTGGACGAGAGACAGGTATTTACTTGCGTCTCAATTAACAAAGGCACTTACGGCCAGGACATTATCGTCGTTGGACCGATTGAGGAAACTTACAAGAAGCTAAACATTGAAAAAAGACAACTTTTGAGGGGATAATCGTGGAAATTTCATGTAGATTTAAAGAGATTGGGGAATTAGAGCCCGTCGTAATGCCGGCTGAATCTGATAAAAGGAAGCTGGGTAAGTATTCCGGAGGCAATTTAAATGTGGAGGGTTACGGTCATAAAAACTGGGTTGTCCTTGCATATATTATTCCAGACGAGCCCATAGGAGAGTATCTGGAGCAAGGGTTAACCGAGAAACAGATTGTTGAGGGGTGTGTTGAGTTTTTGAATCAGCCCCCAACCAAGCGATCGCGAAAGCCAAAGTACGGCAAGCTGACATATAATAAGCATTATCTTCTCGAGGATAAGATTAGCGTTTCGCTTGTCATAAATCAAAAGAATAGTAAATACTTCTGGGGAAGAGGCAGCGACAAAAAGAGTATGAACAAAAACTACTCCACTCGTGGTCGCGCGCTGAAGGGGACAAAAAGAAAGTGATAGATCAAAAAATCTGCTGTGTTGAAGCATTTTTGATGGAAGAATATGACGTGTGTGTGGATTTTGATGAGTCTGGCACCGACGAATATTGGTTTGATCCAGATGATCCGCAAGATCCAGGGCTTGTTTCGATCAATAGTGAAAATACTCCACTGATGCAGTTGATAATTTTGCTTCACGAGGCCGGCCACGTCATCTTTCGACAGAAGTACAATAAATTTCCAGCCCAAGTTGATAGAGAATCGATAGAGGGGAAGATGGATATAATGCATGAAGAGATGATGGCTTGGCACGAAGCTCGCCATCTCTCAAAACAATTGGGAATTAAAATAAAAGAAGAAGTCTGGGAAGAGAATTATTGTTCCAGCCTTTTAAAATATGTTAAGTGGGTGCTAAGTGAATCAGAAGAAAATTAATAAACCATGGGGTCACGAAATAATCTGGGCGCAAACCGATGACTATGTTGGCAAACTATTGCACATAACTTCCGGCAATAGGTTATCGCGACAATATCATAATATAAAAGAGGAAACCATTTATGTTTTAAGTGGTGTTCTTTATAACTATGATAAAGACGGTAAAGTTCAGAGACTCGTACCGGGAGAATCTTTCCACGTTAAGCCGGGACAGATTCACAGATTTGCAGCTATGGAATCAAATGTTGAATTGATTGAGGTCAGTACCAACCATCTCGATGATGTTGTTAGGCTGGAAGATGATTACAGGAGAGAATAATGACTCCTAAGCTCTATCTTGCTTGCTCCTTGATCTTAATCGGCCACGTCGTCGCGTGGTATGCTACATACTCCCAGTTTATTTGGGTATGGTGCAAAGATAACATCATTTTTATTCCCCTGATATTCGCTGTCCCTACAAGTTACTTATTTATATTTGGAATGAAGTTTGCAGTAGAAGAAATGGGTGAAGCATGGGGTCCGCGCCTCTTAGGTTTCGGACTTTCTTACTTGGTTTTCCCTTTTTTAACTTACTATTACTTTGGCGAGAGCATACTGGCTCCTAAAACTTTAATATGTGTAATTTTATCCTTCGCTATCGTTGGTATTCAGGTATTTTGGAAATAAAAAGAACTATTTATTGTGAGGAAAACAAATGACTTTCACAAAAATAGATCGTGCCATCGAGGAGAAATTAGATCTTCTTCACGAAGAGAAATATAAATTAAGAATATTCCAAGTGGAGCTTCTCTTAAAGATTCAAGCAGAGTTCGGGGTTGAGGAGACATTACAGGACATTCGTTCTGTCGGCGGCGTAACTGTCGTAACCGCTCTTGACTCTTTGTATAGAAAAAATACCTCTTCCTATCTAAGTCGTATCCGAATTAAGTTCCACCCACAGTCAGATTTAACGGGTCCAAAAACCTTCATTGGAGATCATCTTCTTCCAGTTATTAGGAGCAAAGAGATCCCCGGCTGCACCGTTATCAGAATAATATCTAAACCAGAGCAGGTAGGGGGATGATTAAGACAGCTATATTAATTTTGGCGCTATGTTTGCCGGCTTGTACAAAAAAGAAAGTAGAAGACCAGATAAAAGTAAGACCAGAAATCCTATCGGAAGAAGAAATAGAGGGACTTCCAGAAATATAAAATAATACTTCTTTTGCTCGCAACACTGATAGTTACTTATGTAGATGTCTTGATCTACGGGGAAACTAAAGCAATGAAAAAAGCAAGGAAGGTGTTAAATAAGTTAGTAATTTTTATGTGTTTCGCGGCGATGCTTACGCTACCGGGAGACGCAGCGCGCTCGTCAGAGATCGCATTATCAGCAGGAAACGAGGTAGATTACAGCTATCTATCTTACAAAGTAAACTCCCAGTCGGCGAAGAGTTATGCAGAACGCATCTCGCGTAACTCGGCAGTTCAGATTAGGATAAGATACCCAGAGGGTTCCATTCGAGGTACTGGAACTTACTTCAAATTTAAGGGCCACACGATTGTGGTGACCGCCGCGCACTTATACGCGCTTGGTCCCGCAACCCCTCTTATAAGCGAGGCTATGATTATCACTCCTCGTGAGAAAGTAATTGGAACTCTGGTTTATATTGACAGAATAACAGACATTGCAGTCTTTAAAGTGCCGACACTAGACAGCCGCACACCAGCAAAATTCAAACGAACGCCATCCTACGAGGTTGGCTGCGAAGTTGTATATTCAGGCTTCCCCGGTGCGAATAGCTTATTAACTATTCCGGGCAAGATAAGCGGATCAGGATTTGGTGCCGACCTCGCCATGTACTCTTTCGCTTGGGGAGGCTCCAGCGGGTCTGGCGTCTTCGATACTGACGGCAGGTTCGTCGGAGTCCTGGTTTCCATTATGATTGGGCCAAGCCCCGCAGGGGGGCAATTGATAGGGGCCGTCGTTTATGTGGCGCCAGCCAATTTGATTGACACTGTTTACTTGAGGCAAAACTTAGACAAACTGGAGGGAACAACCAATGTGGGCTTTTAAATTTAAATCCATTATCGCCGTTTGCGGCGCGCTGATGATGTCTTCCTGCACGACGAACATTGATTATGTTATACACGGCGGAGGAGAAGGAGAGAAAGAAACGATCATAGAATATATTGAAGTTGAAGTTGAACCCGACGCCGAGATTTGGATTGACTCTTTTGATCAAGTGGGTGCCTTCGATGAAATAGACATTCTGTGGGTCATTGACAAGTCTTGTTCAATGAGCGTTCACAATGATAGCTTGATTGACGGCGTTCAGGCCATGATGAGCGTTCTTCCAACGGATGTCAATTGGCGCTTGAAGATGATCACAGCCGGCGGCAGTTCTTATATAGTTCAACCCACCACGTTTCCTCTGACCAGAGGCGACACCGCCACCGACGCACTTGATATGTTAAACGCGCTCCCTGCTGATGGTTACGAAAAGGGATTTGATGCGGCCAAGAACTACGTTTCAACCGACGCATACGCGCAAACTTGGATGCGACCAGATGCCTCAATGCTGATAGTATTCGTCTCCGACGAAGAGGAACAGTCGACGATGACAGTAAGCGAATTTACGACTTGGTATGAGAACCGCAGACAAAGTGTTTACGTGGCATCGATTGTCAACGTAAACGCGGCTGATTCAGTTTGTGCATCGCCACCATATGTGAGCAACATCGGCGTAAGGTACATGGAGGCGACAGATTATTTCTCTGGAAACGTCATCGACATCTGCGAGGACGATTGGGCAACCGCAGTTGAGGAAGCAACCAACGAAATTGAACCATATGAAGATTACAGACTCACACATATTCCTTATACGGATACTGTAGTTGTCTTCGCTGATGGAAGCATATACAGCGATTGGCATTTTGATGAAGCAAGCAATAAAGTATACTTTGATATTCTCCCAGATGAGGGAGTCCACGTTGAGATTGGCTACGAGGTAAAAGAGTATTCTTATATAAAAAATCACACAGTTGAACTAGGCGTAAATAATTCTTCAGCAAGCCCTTGACAAAGTAATAATCATGAGTTATAATAATATAAGAACTATTTATTATAAACAGGATTAACTATGTTACACAAAACTTTTGATTTCATTTTGAAATTTTTTGGATATGTCCCGAGGTATAGAGAAAAGCTCCTGATTCAGGAAATCTTACTTCTGGAACAGCAGCTCGATAAAACCGCGAAAGAAAACGAAGAGCTAAAAGACGAGAACGCCTCTCTGTGGGATATGCTAGACGAAATTAAGAAGTCTGATATATCCGAGCATGCAAGCACAATGAGACTTTTGATGGAAGAATTACAAGAGACTCTCGCCGATGAAATGATGAAAGACTTTAAGCCGATCGGCGAAGCATAGGAATTTCAATGGAAAACATATATTTGTTCGATGTCGACGGCACCCTTACCGAACCAAGACAACCGATGAAAAAAGACTTTGCTGACCTCTTTAGGTATCTCGTTAGAAATCACACTGTTTATCTAGTCTCGGGAAGCGACCTAGCAAAACTTAAAGAACAGGTGCCACAAGATATTTTGAGTGATTGCCACGGCGTTTTTAGCAGTTCCGCAAACCAGCTTGATATAGGCGATGAGCTTATTTATAAAAATGAGTTGGAGGTTCCAGAAGAATTAATGGTATTCTTAAAACGTTTTCTTGAAAAATCTGATTACAGGATAAAGACTGGAAATCATCTGGAGCATCGCCCAGGCATGATTAACTTTAGCGTCGTAGGTCGCAACGCATCCCAGGAAGAACGAGAAGAATATTACAAGTGGGATCAATACAGCCTCGAAAGGAAAAAACTCGTCGTTACTTTAATGGCTCACTTTCCAGGGATTGACGCGAAGATAGGTGGTGAAATTTCCATTGATATTTATCCAGATGGCTGCGATAAGCGGCAGTCAGTAGGCTATTTAAGAGAGCGGCACCCCACCGGCAAAATTTGTTTCTTTGGGGACAAGACTGGCGAGGACGGTAATGATTACAGCGTGGTAATTTCACTAAATAAAAGTGATAATGTTCATTCTGTAACTGATTATCTTCAAACACAAGATATTATTAGCGATTATTTGAGGAGAAAGACATTTGGATGATTTAGAAGAAATTTTTTCTGGTGAAGATGAAGACACGGAAGACCTCAAGCCAAAACCGCCATCCAAGCTGGCACCACGAGGAATCAGATCCTTTACTGTTTGTCGGCAACTCGACGAAACGGGAGTTTCTGGCGAGGGAGTTATCATTGAGGGGGTAGTCCTCGGCACGGGCCAATGTATAGTCCACTGGCTTTACCCGCCACCAAGGGGAGGTATCGCCATCTTTGATTCTATGACAGACTTTATCAAAGTTCATATCGAACCGCACCCAGGTAATAAAACAATTATAACTTATCAAGATGGGGAACAAGACCATTATGGAAACTAATTATAAGTGGAGAAAATGCTATGAATATTAAGAAATCTAGGATAATTCAGATTATCAAAGAAGAGATGAGAAAAATGACGGAGGACGACGATAGTGGTCTTAGCCCTATGCCGCTTCTGCGACACTCACAGACAGTGCCAACTCCCGCTGCGGAAGTTGAGCCCGAACCTCAACGGGCAGATCCGAATATTCAAGACCTGATGTTCAAGATGGAAAAGCTGATGACAAGAGTCGCAAAACTGGAAAGCATGCTAAAAGTAAAGCCGAGCGAAATTGACGTAGGCGGCGACACAGTTGTCGGCCCACTGGCGGACCTTGAGGAAATCAACAATGCTTGAAGAATGGGAAGAATACCAGAGCATCTTAAAAGAAATGAAAACTACACAGACAGTGCAGGGAAAATACAGGAAACAATGGAAGAAAGGTTTGGCGATGTCGTCCAAAGGGGGCCAACCAAATACGGCTCCATATACAAACGCGGCCCCACCGCTGGGTAAATCCGGTCTAGGTGCGATGGAAGAGTCAACAGATTTAGTTCCAGAGATTAAAGAAGATTTGAACAGAGAAATCTGGGGAAAGGATGACAAACTAAAACCAGAGATCGCTGAAAAACTATTAAGAATTGCCGAAGACTTTTATAAAAAGCTGGATTTACCGGCACCAGTTCTAAATATTACCTTGACCGGCTCCATGGCAAACTATAATTGGACCGAGAAATCAGATTTAGACGCGCATATCGTGATAGATTATTCAGCAGTAGATGAAAACGTAGAGCTTGTGGAAAAGTATTTAGCCGAAGCGAAAACAAATTGGAATCGCAACCACGAGATCATCATCGCAGGTCACGAAGTTGAGCTTTATGTCCAGAATATTAACGAACCTCACCATTCAACTGGTGTTTACTCCATTATGGACAGCGATTGGCTAATCCGTCCAGAGCCAGCAGAGTTCGAAGTAAGTGAAGACGCGATAAAGCAAAAGTATAAATCAATCCAAGACACGATAAAGATGATTGAGAAACTTCAGAAAGAACAAAAGTATGAGGAAGTCTACGGAGACACTGACAGATTAAAAGCAAAGATAAGAAATTATAGACAGTCGGGATTAGAGACAGGCGGTGAATTTTCAGTTGAGAACTTAGTTTTCAAAGCCTTGAGAAACGGCGGCGAGCTTGAGAAGATGTCCGACCTCAAGAGGGAAGCTTACGATGAAATGATGTCGATAAACGAGGCCACAAGGAAAAAACGATGAAATGTCAGCCCCATCTTTCAAACGCGGAGATATTGTAAGGTGGAAAGCGTTCGTAGCTGATGTGGAATATTATTATGGACTCGTTATTGAGTGTGAGGAATTTGCGCAAATAGGTTATATGGATTATCCCTATTGCTCGTATGACGATTTGACTGGACTCGATTACGCTACTTTTGTGACAAGGAAAATTACTTTATTCTCATTTTACGCTCAAAAGGTGGTTGTTATTCGTCAATCTGCCTCGGACGTGCCGGTATTTCCCGAGCTTGTTCGCGTCACGGAGCCAGCAGAAATTTAAGAAATTACTTGACAAATGGGTAAAAAAGTGATATTATATAGTATAATATAATAAATTTGTTCAAGGAGTTTGTACAATGGAAGACACAAATTATTCCGAGCTTGAAATCGAGCATGCCCTTGCGGCTCTGCTGCTGAAAATTCAGGAAAGGGTTGATTTAAATTACGAAAAATATTATCCGACCGCTCATGTGAAAATAGTTGGAAAGTCTTTTTTGACAGAATTGCGCCCTCCGGTCGTGACATTTTCGAAAGGCCGAGTTTATTTTAAACTTATTCTTGAAAATAGAAATGATTGGGGAGGTGCCTCGTCGACGGTTTATGCGTTTATACGCCGAAAAGACGGCGCTGTCTTTCGCCCAGCCACCTGGAGGCAACCAGAGACGCGAACGATGAGCGCCATTCGAGGCTATATAACTGACGAATATTCTATGGATTACTTCACACCTCATGGGGTAATTTATGCAATATGAAACGCAAGCCTTGATTCTCCAGCTTCTAAGGGAAGAAAAGAGGAGGGCAGACCATATAGCGACTCTTTTTTATAAGAAAGAGGTTAGTGATGCTCTGGTTGATTTTATTATTTTTCTGAACAAGCATCATCAAATTATAAATAAAAGTTCTTGACATTCTCTTGACAATTTAATCATTGACACAGACCTGAAAATACTGTATAATATAGGTATAGAAAAGAGGACTGTATCATGCTAGACGTTAAAAATCTCAAACCCGGACAGATAATTAAATATTCTGCCGGATTCAACAATGAACCTAAGATAGAATCTTTATGGATATTGCTGGAGGAAGAGGAACACCCAGCCGGCGATGTTCTGCTCCATCAGCAGCAAATCGAATCTGGCGAACGCCGAACGTTTAAACTATATCATCTATACGATAGCAGAAACTCCATCGACACCAACTGTAATGTCAGTTATTGTTTTGGTCCGCATAATTCCAGCAGCTTCACGCTGGAGGTCAAATGAAAGACGACTTGACATTCTCTTGACAATTTAGTTCTTTACTTTCTCTCTAAAAGCGTGTATAATGTAGGTATACAAAAGAGAGTTGTGCCATGCTAGATATCAATAGCTTAAAGCCAGGGCAAATGTTAAGATATTCCGTAAAATTGTATTCAACGCAGGAGCGCGTTGAATCTTTGTGGATATTGTTGGAGGAAATGCCCGGCGCCGAATCGTGCTCGGCAAGATGGCAGGGCGCCCGAGCGTTTAAGATGTATCAAATATATGATAGCCACAATGCACTGCAGCGCTTTGGACAAAACCGACCGGTCGAATTCGTTTTTAATTTAAAGAGCATTCAGGATTTCGCATTGGAGGTGGTATGAAAGACGAGCTTAAAGCAGGACAATTAAGAACCGTTCTTCGTGGCGGACTTGAGGGAAGTACGGTCATCCTCCTTGGGGTTGGACTGGACACTGACTATCTCGTTGTCAAGCATCGAATCTGGAATTCGTATATCGTCTTCTCCTCTCATGAATCATGGACCGCTGGCGATAGGACTGGATTACGCACCTGCGATTTGGTGAAACATGAAGCTTGAACTTGAAGACCTAAAGACAGGCGGTTGCTATAAACTGAAGCGCGCCACGTTTATTGTGTTGCAGGTAGAAGAAAATGAAAATCACTGAACAAGAATTTGATGCTATTAGACAAGGGTTGCGGGCTGCCTTTAACGAAGGTTGCTTGGACGAAAATGTTGCTTATCCTGCTTTTGACAAGATGAAAGAGGTTTATAAACGATATCGGTGGTTCAAGGACCAACTTTCATATTTTGACCCCTCTGAACTTCAAAGAGAATATATTGAAGAGTTTGGAAGTTGGGGGAAAGGAGAAGAAAATGAGTGACGAAACCGTATTCATTCAAATCGATAAACTCCGAAAACAAAAGCGAGATCTGCAAAAAGAGGTAATCAGACTGAAATCTCTGTGTAGGCGAAGTGCAGAAGAGATCCGTGATCTGGATGATACCATTATCAAAATCACCAAGGAATTCCCAGGAGTGAAAGAGTTTCTCGGATGGAAAGATGATGATTTGTGGGCGGGTGAATCCTCGATCAATCTACTAAACCGACTGGATGGCAGAACCAATGGAGGATACATTGAGAACTATGAAGACCTTCTTTCAGAAATGAAGGCGATTTAAGGAGAGCGAAGAATGAATAAAGATACAAAAGGTAACCATCCAGAAAGAACCAAGTGAGGATAGTTTGTTACAAAGTAAAATCTGTCGCCCGATGGGATTGAGGGTTCAAATCCCTCTCCGAGTACCATACACGCTAGTAGCTCAGGGGTGAGAGCAGTCGTCTTATATGCGATTGGTCGGTGGTTCAAATCCACCCTAGCGTACCATTTAACCCAGAACCATAAAGGTAAATCATGATTAAAACTTGTAAACACTGTGAAATAGAATTCAATGTTAACTCGCGCCAAAAGCGCCTCGTCGGAGGATATATCAATGAGTGTCCAGACTGCGTAGAAGATCGGGGCGGGGATAACTCCCCACCCAAGCACTTTGGCGTAACCGGCTCACTCGGCGAAGACGTTTCAGTCATCCGATTCGAGGATGAAGAAGACCGAGCTAACTTTCAGAAAGAGTACGGCGAGATTAAAACTCTGAAAGATTACTTTTAAAAGTTGTTGACACTCTCTTGACAATTTAATCCTTGACCTAACCGGAAAATTCTGGTATAATGTATATACAAATAGGGCGAGGGGCGCGGGTTCAAATCCTGTCACGACCAAGGGACCAGTTGTGAAGTGTTGCTAGGTAGCACGCTCGCCCTATTTTATCTTACCAATCAAACCAAACCAAACAGGAGCAGAAATGCCATACTCAAACGACCCCGCGATAAACGACCTTATGACCATATCTTCAGAGGAATTCTATGAAGAATCGTATGATTTCGGCGGTTCTTATGACCCGATGCCGATGGATGCTGACGAAGAATGTCCAGAATGGATACAGGAACAGCTTGACGAAGATATTTTAAATCATGAAGTTTAAGCCTGGAAATTTAGTAACTCACGTACCAACAAACTCCGTTTGGATAATTGTTGAGGCGACTCCTCACAAACCCGTCCACAAGGGGTCATATCGCTGGTCGAGCGAGGTAGAAGCATTTTGTGTATATGCCGGTGACGATAAGGGGCGCGGTAATAGTTATTGGGAACCGGGACTTGTGGATACTTGGCTATTAACCAAGGAGGATGTCGACCCTCTTGACAAGATTTGGCGCGTTGAAACTGTTGTTTGAGATAGGACAAATTGTCGTCGACAGCTATGGAAGCAGGAGCATAATTATCGAGAAACACGGCGCCGGTTATACTTACTATCTGTTTTACTCTGAAGCGTCCACCTGGTCACTTCATAGAAAATTTTACAGGCCCACTGTGCTCATGCACAAGGCTTGCAAATTGTTTAAAGGCGGCCAATATGGAACTTAAAAAGGGCGATTTCATCCGTCACAAATCAAACAAATTGGAGGGAATAGTTGTCGGCTTTAAAACTAGCGAATTCAACAAATTTTATCATAAAGTGGTCATTCATTGTACTTATGCGCCGGTTAACCGGCGTTTAAACGGAACAACTCTATGGGTAAACAACCACGGAGACGAGTGGAAAATCGTCAACAGAGGAAAAGAAAATGAATGAGGCGATTCACATTAACGAAAATCAGGCTTTTGAATTCCACAATGGCCAAGACCTGTATTTTGGTCCGGTCGGAACTTGGTTTTCGGTTTGCGCCGCTGACCTTTTGCGAAGTCGCGACGGATACGATGAATTCCATCGAAAAACTCTAAAATCGTATGGAAAGGAAACTATCCTGCTTGTTCGCACGCAATCGTGTGGACCAGGCTGGTATCAGGTCCATCCGAGGGAAAAGTAAACCTGCGACTATTTAACTTGTCTTGACATTCTCTTGACAATATAATCGTTGACAATATCGCGATTATCTGGTATAATGTGTATACAGTTTGGGGGTTGCTTGTTTCATTTTGTAGTTGAAAGAGAAGAAAATGTGGTTTCAGACCGAGATATTGAACTTGTGTTTGGTCCAGTCGCAACCGGTGAAGCGATTGTCCGGGTTGAAACTGACGATTTAGCTTTTATGGCCGTTGAAGCCGGTGTTTTCCCGTCAAAGGGACAAGCGAGGAAAAGCGGCTTAGAAGGCCCAGCACCGCACGGTCTTCACCAGATTGGCACGCAGAAAAAACGCTTTTGGGTCTGGAATCCACACCCAGGCCCCGAAAAAGTAATTTTAAACCCGTCTTTCGACAAAACACTGGGATGGTTTCGCTAAAATGAAAGTTATAAGGCCAAAAGAATTAAAAATCGGTGATGAATTCGCCGTAGTTAGCGACCGGAGTAATCAAAGGCATATTTTAGTTAGCAAGAGGAAAAATTCAGATGGCGAGGCGTCTTATAAATGTTTCACTTTGCTCTCTTGGCCCCGAACCCTCCATGTAAAGGCAGGCGAGATGTGTACTTTATATCTTGATAAAAGTGTCCATATGCTAGGAGCCACCGTGTTTTTGATGACTTGACATTCTCTTGACAATATAACCATTGACTTAAGCCTAAAAACCCTGTATAATGTATACATAACCTAATGGAGTTAGCATGTCTGCTCAACAAACCGCCCGAATTGAAAAACTACTTGAAAACAAAGATTTGAACGGCTCTTCTCGCTCGTTCGCCGAAAGCTTGCAGGGAAGCTGCAAGAAATGGGGACGCCTTAGCGACAAACAGTGGTCGGCGTTTGAGAGGATGGAGGCTCGTTTTAGTCCGGCGGTCATCGCTTCACAAAAAGCCTGGAAGGACGACTGGAACGAGGAAAAGGCGCGCAAGCTAAAAGTCGCCGCAGAATATTATCTTTTGAATCCTCCCTATTTTGGCGATGCCGCCAAGACAATTATGGAGGAAGAAACTTATATTCCAAGCGAAAAGCTTTATCGCAAGATGGTTGAAAATAAGTACGTCCAAAAGGTGCTTACAATCATGGCTGCGGACGCGCTTTATCCCGCTGGCTCTCTGGTAAAAGTGCGCAAGACCGCTCGGTCACACGCTTATGCGTTTCGCGACCGAATTGCTATGGTGGTTTCAACCGATGGACCTATTCGCTCCGCTGCCAAAGGCGCCAAGGGCTACACAATTTTGCCATTTGGAGAATCTCGAACAATTGAAATTCAAGAGCGCTGGCTCAAGAAAGCTCCGAAAGTCAAATGAAAGCCTTGATTTAAACTTGAATTTGACCGAGGAGGTCACATAATCTTTAAACGTAGCCCGTTGCTATATAGGGCTGCCTCTTGATTCTAAGGGTTGAAGGCTGCTCATCGCTTTAGCGCGATGCATTATGGGCTTTCTATCTCCATTACCAGGGGGGCACGCGAAGTAGTGCCAACAAACAATTTATGTAGATAGGACGCCGGACATCCGAGCAAAACGGCAGCGACCTCCTCGGTCATCTTATTTATAAATCTCTTGACATTCTCTTTACAATTTAATCCTTTACTTTCTCTCTAAAATTTGGTATAATACATATACAAGTTAGAGATTCACCCACAAACTTTTGAGGCTATCACAATGTCATACTCGCACCCCTCCCATAAAAGAACCGTTCACTGTTCATACTGTCACGATAAAGGACACAATAAATCCTCTTGTCCTAGTAAGAGAGAAAGAATTGAGGAACTACGCGCCGTACATGGAGATGATTTTTACACTGTGCGCGCCCATGACCTCAAGAAAGCAAGACGGAAGGCTAGCGGCAAGAATCGCAAGTGTTCATACTGCGACGAAGGCGGACACAACCGCGCAACTTGCACAACCCTGAAAGAAAACATGGAAGAAACCAGAGGTAAAAACTCTGAATTCAGGAAAAGTGTTTATCGGCACTTAATTCGCCTGGGAGTCGGCATCGGCGCCATAGTTTCGAGTGATGCTAATAGAAAATACATTGATGCGAATAATCAGCAGGCTGGCACATACCGAATTCCGCAGATTGTAACAGATGTAAACTGGCTTGGAATCAATGTATGGAACCGAGAAGTTTGGTATTTTAACAGCGCCACCGAAGGACACACCGGCGCCCAGCCCGCTCCTTTTTTCACCGTTCCTATGGGCCTACTGGGTGCTCGCGGGTGGAAGAATGCATTAGGGCTACCATTCGATGAAGAGCTTTTGAAGCTGTTTTTGAGCGAGCGCATTTTGGGAGAGCTAATAGATGGCTCGCACTGGCGCGCCCAGCATATTGGACACCATTTTCTAACTGTTGAGTCCCCAGTTCCGCCATCTGCGCCGCCTGCAGGTTGGTTTAGCTCCAAGGACAAGAAAATTAAAGAGATTTATAAACGACGAAAGCACTGGCAAGGGGCTATATAAGCCCTTTATCGCCCTTGACATTCTCTTGACAATATAACCATTGACTAAACCCCAAAAACACTGTATAATGTATACATAACCTAAACAACTTACCTACTTAAACCAGGAGACATAATATGTCCATCGCTATCACATTCTCTAACCTTTTTTCCATGATTCCTACCCTTCTATCGGGTGATGAGTCTAACCTTTATTCCGTCCTTATCCGTGGCCGTCACGGTATCGGCAAATCTTGGATTGCTTACCAGACCGCCAACGGCTTAACCTGGGATGCGAAGACCAAAACCACTCGCCCGATTAAGCAGGGTGAGACTCCTCTACCGGTCGTTGAACAACGTGCCTCACAGATGACAGAAGGCGACCTTCTGGGGCTTCCATCGCCCGCCATGGTAAAGGTCAACGGTCAAGATGCGGCGTCTCTACGGCCCTTCTCTTGGCTTGTACGGGCCTGTACCGAGCCCGTTGTCCTCTTCCTCGATGAAATTGACCGAGCGACAACCGAGGTTCGACAGGGGTTCTTCCAACTTGGCGACTCGCGCCAAATCAACGGCTGGAAACTCCATCCTGGTACCATCATTTTCGGCGCGGTAAATGGCGGCGTTCATGCTGCACAATACCAAGTCGCGGACATGGACCCTGCCGAGCTTGACCGCTGGGTCTGCTTTGACGTTGAGCCTTCCATCGAAGATTGGCTCAACTGGGGCAAAAGCGAGATTCATAGCCTTGTTTGGGACTTCATCAATCAAAATCATGACCACTTGGAGCACAAGGGCGAATTTGAGCCTGGCACTGTTTATCCGTCTCGCCGTTCATGGCACCGTTTGAGCAATACGCTCGGAAAGGTTAACCTGCTTGACGACGAAAGCCCAGATTTGGGGCTGCTTTTCAACCTATCCCACGGATTTGTCGGCTTTGAAGCCGCTGTTGCTCTTCGCGACTTCGTTGAGAATTACGAACGTCAGGTAACCGTCGACGATATTCTGGTTCACGGAAAGATAGATAAAACCAAGGATTTCGGCCTGGTTGACCACGTTGCACTCATCGAGAAGATGGACGCAAGTGAAGTTTTCAACTCCAAAATGGAAGAGTCCAAAATGTCCAATTTGGTCCTGTACTTTGACGCGCTTCCAGCCGAAGCGAGGATGAAACTGTTCACAACCTTGACCAAGGCGAACAACCAAATATCTGCCGATAATGGCTCCAACTTTCACCGCGAGTTGACTCGCCAGGGAAAAGTTGAGGAGTTCATTAAGTTGCTTGGAGGCAAGTGATTTGCGAGTGTGATAGCTCCGGTTGGAGGGGGGTTTTGGTTAGCCTCCCTCCGACCACCCTTTTTTCTCTTGACATTTTCTTTACAATCTTTCTCTTTACTTATGCCGAAAAATCTGGTATAATATGTATATAGAATGGAGCACTACCCTATGACTACTTTAGCTAATTCCTTCACAAAAGACGGCGAAAAGCAATTGCCGCCTTTCGACCTTAACACTCACATCGTCGGACTCCTCCGAGATGAGCCTTTCTTCGCCGCTTTATCGCGACGGATGGAAAAGGTGGCTTCTAAGTCGGTTCCAACCGCCGGCGTCCGCTTTAATGAGGATAAATGCAGGTTTGAACTGTTTTATAACCCGGACTTCATGGCAAAGATGCTTGATCAGGATATTAAGTACGTTAAAGGCGTACTATTGCATGAATTCTATCATATCATGCTTTTGCACGTTACTTCTCGCCTTCCATCTGGAAAGATGACGAAGAAATGGAATATTGCCACAGACCTCGCGATTAACAGCGAGTTAACTGTGTTTACACGCGATGCCGATACTTCAACCGGCTGCGCCGTCGAAAGTTCCCTTTTGCCGGTGGATATGGCCTGTATCCCAACCGTTGGCCCGTTTGTTGACCTTCTTCCTCATCTTTCCGCCGAGGAATATATGACTTTGTTACCCGAGAATGAGGACCAGGATGAACCGGACCAGGGTGACTCCGAGAGCGACGATAACAACGATGGCGAGGACGGAGACGGCGACGGAGACGGACCGCCCGATGATAGTTCCGAGGGCGAGCAAGACGATAACGAGAGCAAGGGCGGGCAAGGGCCGACCAGCAAGCCCGGCTCTGGCTCTGGAAATGGCTTTGATGACCATTCTGACTGGGGTTCTTCCGATGGAACCGACGAGAAAAGGAAGATTGCAGAAGAGCGCTTAAAAGAAGCTATTAAAGAGGCTTATGTCGAGGCAATGTCTCGCGGCTTCGGTTCGGTGTCCTCTAACATGAAGCGCACGATTAAGGAGGTTATAACTCCTAAAGTCAACTGGCGTTCAATCCTGCGCTCGTTCGTCAAGGCAAGCCAGAGAGCAGATAGAACCTCAACAATCAAGAGATTAAATCGCCGGTATGCTTATATTCATCCTGGTCGCAAGGCAAAGCGTCAAGCGAAAATAGCGGTTTCAATTGACCAATCGGGCAGCGTCTCCGATGAGATGCTTACAGCTTTTTATTCCGAGCTTGAAAAGCTGGCAACCATCGCCGACTTTACGATTGTTCCTTTTGATACCGAGGTTGCAGAGGAGCATATTCATGTCTGGAAGAAGGGCGAGCGCCACGAGAAGACTCGCTATAAGCATGGTGGAACCTGCTTTGATGCTCCAACCAAGTGGGTAAACGCGAATAAATTTGATGGTCACATTGTCTTGACCGATATGGAGGCTCCTAAGCCTGTTCCTAGCAAGTGTCAGCGTATGTGGATGACAACCAAGGCTCACGCAGAACGCCCTTACTTCCAGACCAATGAGCGAGTGATTGCAATCAATGACTGAAGGTCACCTCAAGATCGATGATGTCGAAACCTTAAAGGCTGGGGATATAATTTGTATCCCCAGCATTCATCGTGGCGAGTGGTCGAGACTTGTCATATACGAGGTCACGAAAAGACTGTTTAAAACTTATGTATTACTTGATGAAACTCATGCGTGGAACCCAGGAGATTTATATAGTTTTCAGATAATCGACCTGGACCCTACGAAATGGAGGTTGGTTGCTTGACATTCTCTTGACAAACTTTTTCTTTACTTTCCCTCTAAAATCTGGTATAATATGTATATAGGATGGAGGTCGGCATGAAGTTTAAGCCGGGAAATTTATTAAAGCATAAGAAAAACGGCGGGCTCTGGATTGTTATTGAAACTCGCCAGATAAATAAAAAAGGTCCACGCAGGCGCCCGACTGTTTTCAGGATGCAATTGGATGCTGTTTGTGTCCAGCCTGGACTAAGTAAATGCAATCATGTAGGGCTAGCCGATACCTGGTACTGTAAAGAAGAAGATGGAAGCGACCACGATGATAATTGGACGGTGATAAATGAAGTTTGAACCAGGAGATTTAATCGAAGAAGTCGTTGACGGTCAAGCCGATGCCCGATGCATTGTGGTAAAGCTTGAGAATCATCCGGTGGTTCCTGGGTTATCAGATTATACCCTTTATCTAGTGTGGGCGCCGCCCCAGGATTACCCCCGGCATTCACCAGGGAAAACCTTGATTTTAACGAATGCCGTGGTTGAGTCTTCTGATGACGATTATTACTGGAGGAAAGCATGAAATTTAAAGTCGGAGATTTAATAGCTCATAAACCGATGCAGGGTTTAGGTTCGCTCGTTGAAGCGATTATCCTGGAGCACTGGCAAACTGAGAATTACTGGACAAAAGATGTCGTTGATAATGTGCATTTATTCATAACTTTCGACGAGGATGACCCGACAGCAGTTAGCGATATTGACACAATGACCGGCTTCAAAGACCAGCATTGGAGCTTAAAAAATGAAGTTTAAAACCGGAGATATTGTCACTTACAGCATGAACAATAAGCCAGAGATACAGGGCATTATCGTTAATATCAGGAAAGAGCCAAACCCATGGAAAGCAGGAATCATTGATAATGTAGAACTATTTATAACTTTCGACTCGTCGTGGCTTTCTAAGCTACACAAAATTGAGACGTTTTGCAACTTTAACCCCGATGTCTGGGAGTTGAAAAAATGAAGTTACAAAGGGGTTTTTCAGACCTATCTATTATAGGATGGAACCTCACTACTTTAAACGCGGCGACCTTATACGATATATCAGGACCGAAGCTGTTTATTTACTTCTTGAACAGGTTGAACTGTCAAAGCTTACAAGCCGATATAAGAAGAAGGGAGCGGGTTTTAGCGTGATGGTGATTTATTCAGGAAGAAGCTACACAAAACAGAGCGACATCATAACAATCTTCATTCCATTTGAGGCTCCTTATTATGAAGTTTTAAGCAGCGGAACCGCAGAGTCAAATGAGAATGAAGTTTAAAACCGGCGGCCCCCTTGTGATTCAGTGCCTCGATCGCCGACTTTTTTTATTCGGCAATTTTTTTATCAACAACGAACAGCGCGCAACAAGCAATAAGAAATAAGCAATAAGAAATAAGCAAGAATGTACGTTGAAGATATGAACATGAACATTGAACCCGTGGAATTTGAGTTTGCAATCGGCGATATTGTTGAAGAGCACTCGAGCGCCGGATATAGAGCGCGATATATTGTCATCGAAAAGGTGGAGTTTCCTAAATCGGAAAATCTAATATATACCTTGTATACAATATGGACAAACAATAATCCATGGATGCTACCGGAAAAGCCAGGTACAATTGACTATTTAATGAGTTACGAAATAAACGAGGGTAAAAGTATAAAATGGAAGATATTATGAAAAACGCCATCGATGAAGCGCGCGTTGACCTCAAAGCCGACGACATAAGACCCGGTGATTTGCTTGTTAGATACACCTCTATCGTCCGTGACCTCGCATTGATTGAGATTGAGGTTGCAAGATATATTGTCGTTGATAGAGTAGGAACAACGCCGAGAAACGCACCGCCGACCGCAAAGCCCCATTGGACCTATATGTGTTCATTATTGAGCTTCAACGGGCCGTTTAGAGGATACAGCAATAAGCTAGGTTCTTTGCGTCCTTTGGGCGAATACCTCTTCAATGGCTGCGACCGGTGGAAAGTCTTGGTCGAAAGCGGCTTATCGTGGGAAGGAGAGCAAAAATGGTCATAAGCCCCGAATTCGTCGCGATTGTCTGGCTCCTCTGCTCAAATATCGTGTTTCTTTTGCTCTTGATTGACTCCTTGGGAAGCCGACAACGATGACTTTGCCTTGACAAAACAACCCCTTGACAAAACAAAGCTGGACAATAACCCCGCTTTATGGTATAATATGATTATATGAACGTGATCGACGATAAATTAAAAAGATGGACAATAAAATGGCTTTGTTAGCAGAGAATATTAAATTTAATGTCGGTGACATATTGGTCGCGTCCTTGTATACGCTGGTCAAGGCCAAATATATTGTCATTGGAAAAAATGAGCTTGAAAGGAGAATTTCATCCGAGGCTACAAAAGAAGAAGAAAATAAAAAAGGAAAAGAAAATATTGTATATAGCTTGCATGTTCTGTGGTCCGATAAATTCCCTCCTGGAACTGGAACTGGAGCAGTATTAACACATAACCATAAGCAAGGTAACACCATTGAAATAAGTCATCAGCGCATGACAAACCATTATTGGAGCTTTGAAGTGGACAATGGAGAAGAGTGGAAGCATGAACATTGAACAATGATTGAATGAATATTGAATGAATATTGAATGAATATCAGGGCTTTTGATGATGAAAGAAAAAG